GATAATATTAGGATAACAGCTAAACAATTCTATACAATGCAACAAAATAAGTACAAAAGAATTAAAAAACAAAGTCCTGAAGAGATGCAAAAAACATTAGCTTATAATAAAAAGACTTATAGTAGTCAATTAAAAGAATTAAAGTTTCTAATTGAAACTAAAAGAGCAGATGATTTTACCACTAATATGTATCTAGCTTTGATAGAGGGTAGAAAGATAACACCAAAAATGTTAGATGCTATCAATAAGATTATCAAAAGTAAATCACCAGCAGAGGTAGAAAAGAAACGTTTAGAAACAGAACGTTTATTACTTAAATTAAACTTAGTTCGTGAAGCGTTACATAAAGCTAATTATCACGAAACATACGTTTGGCGTTCAGAAGATTTTTTAGATTCCATAGAAGAACAAATTCGTAGGTGGGCTAATCTAAGTCCTAAACAGAAATTAGCTCTCAATAAGATGTATAAAAGATTTTTGAAAAAAAGTGAAAAAAAGACTTGACACGTATTGGTTTTTATTCGTATATTCAGGTATGAAAAAAGGAGATAATAAATGACTTTTGTATTTAAAAAAGAAATGAAACTAGCTACTCTTAAAGTTGAGTATGTTATGAGTTCTATCACTAAAGAGATTAAGGTTGTAGATATGTGGTATGCTGGTAAACCATCTAAGATATCTTATATGTCTGATGAAAATAGGTTAAGTTTGATGGATGAATTAGAACGTGATTATCTTGATAAGTCAAAAGAGACAACTTGGTTAGAAGAAAAACTAGATATAGCTTATGGAATATAAAATGAGAAAACAAATAACAAGACAACAACTATTAAAAAAACAAAATCGTCAAAAGTTTATTACAGAAGGTTTAGGTTTTACTTGGATAATTCTAAGCTGGTTAATAATTTTAGTGTTAGGTACTATTTAAAACTATGGAACATCCTTTAGTTCAACAGATTGTAGAACTTTTTGATGGTGTTATTGTTGATGAATATGGTTGGAGACACTATAAAGTAGACGGAAAAGATTATGACATTCGTTTTGACCCTTCTCGTATTGAGTGGGCTTGCGATTGTCCCGCATTTAAGTATAGGTATAAATTTAAGAAAAAGTATTGTAAACATATTTTGAAAGTACAAGATGATAATTTTAATAAGAGGTATCGATAGTGGCCGTGTCGGTGCCAGAGTGGTCTAATGGGGTGGATTGCAAATCCATTGTTCGTGAGTTCGAATCTCACCCGGCACTCAAGATTAAACTTGTGTCTATGGACACGAAGTATGGGGCTGTAGCTCAGTTGGGAGAGCACCTCCCTTGCACGGAGGGGGTCGCAGGTTCAAATCCTGTCAGCTCCACTAAATAAAGGAGAACGATTTACTATGATAGCATTAGAATGTAATAGGTGTGGTCGTTGGGTAGATAATCTCGGCGAAGAAACACATACCGTAGTTTGTGCTTATTGTGTTTTGAAAGCAGTAGGTATGCCAGAGGAAAAACCAAGTTATACACCTACAGGTCGTCCTGCAGGTTGGCATTTTATGAAAGAGTTTGTTGATAAAGATGGTAATGTGTTTCACAAAGGTGTTGAAGCAAAACAATTAAAAGGTACTTTACCACCTACTAAGATAACTAAAGCTAAAGTAAAAAAAGTAAAAACTAAACGTAGGACTAAAGAACAAATACTTATCGATAGACATAACGAGAAAAAACAAGCTCTGAAAAAAGCTATCAAGAAACAAAAAGATTTTTTAAATCATCAAGTAGGTAAATAAATGTTTGAATTAATTGTAGTTTTTTTATTAGGGTATATAGCTATTAAAATGAATGATAATGATATGAGGTTTTAATGAACGACTTTTTACATTTTCTAAAACATTTAATTGGGTTGTGTGGTGAGTATTCACACCCAAGTATATTATTAACTGGTGGAATATTTCTTACTACAATGGGATTGTATTGGAAAAAATTAATAGGTTATATGAAAGATTTCTTTTAATGGGTTTTAAAGACAATTTAGTTAAAGAAAAAGATGGTTCTTACGTTTTAAAATCAAAATCAAAAAAAGTTAAGAAAAAAGGAACTTGTATTGAGTGCGGAGAGAATAGTGCAGTTAGAAATTTGTTATATGAATATGATACAGAAGATGTAATGAATGTAAGAAATTACATAGAGGACCATTTGACCACATACACGACCCATAAATCTATGAAAGCTATTTGGTGTGGTACTTGTAATGCCTTAGTAAAGTATAAGGTTCAAATAAATAAATGAAACAAGTAATTAATTGTTTAAAAGAAAATAATCCATTAATTAATAAAAAATTAAAAGAGGTAAGTGTAGATGAAGGACTCAAGATTGCAGAGGAGTTATTCAGGATACTTAATGAGAGAAAAGACGGAATTGGTCTTGCGGCTAACCAGGTGGGTATCGATGCTAGTGTTGCTGTGGTTAATGTTCGTGAACCAATAATATTAATTAATCCTAAAATTATAAAACAATGGGAACCTGTTCCTTATTTTGAGGGTTGTTTATCATTTAAAGGTAAAAGTGTTCAGACTCAAAGATATTCTAATATAATTATTAAGACTGAACAAGAAGAAGCAGAATGGTATTTTAGTGGAGCTCCTAATCCTAGTGATGGTAAAGGTAGTTGGGAAAAACAAGAACAAAGTAAACACGACCAAGAATTAAGATTATTAGAAGCTATATGTGTACAACACGAGATAGACCATTTAAATGGAATAACAATTTCAGATAGACAAATGTTAACTACAATAGTTAATACAGAAAAGTTTGGTAGAAATGAAATCGTTATGATTACTAATGGTGAAGAAACAAAAGAATTAAAATACAAAAAAGCAAAACCACTCATAGATAGTGGTGAATGGGAACTCTATGTAGGAGGTCCGATTACATAAAAAAATATAAAAAATGTCGTATGTAACTACTTAACTATATGAAAAGATTTTTTAAAGCATTTGGTAAATTATTAGGATTGATATTTGTATCAATAGCTACATCATTTGTTTTAATTTTACTGCTACTTACTTTTATTGTAGCATTTTCAGTTGACTTTTTAAAGGATTTTTGCAATGGATGTACGAGAAATTTTAGAAAAATTAGAAGAAGCTAAAGAAGAAGAAAATTGGGATTTAGTTCAGGAAGTAATAGAAATTATGATTGAGATGAGTATGGATAATCCCTTTGATGAGTATCAAGACGAAGATTGGGGCTGACCTGGTTTCGACAGATGTTCTTTGACAATAGAGTGCAGCAGAGTATGAGTAAACTCTTAAATAAGACTCAACAAAAACCAAATGGCGATAAATCGCTACAAGGGTTGGAAATTGATTGGCACTTAGCCAATACCGAGCAGATGTTTGACACTTACGTTGAACCAGCTCGTACTTCTCAACCATCTTACGCATACGCTTAATATAGTAAGCGAAGATACTGAGTTGTTTAACACTCGGTCATAAAAAAAGTTAAACACTAACTCTTTCGTATGTAGAGTATAAAGAAGTACACTCTTTCGTATGTAGAGTATAAAGAAGTACAAGTAGTTTGTCAGTTACTCCTTTAATTGAAACTGAACTAAGCTGTGAATGACTTTATCGAGAAAACATTTGGACGTGGGTTCGATTCCCACCAGCTCCACGAAAAAAAATTACCATTTTGGGTAGTAAGTAGATATTTATATAAACAAATAAAAGGTAACTATGAATAAGAATACTATATTATTAGGAATAGCTATTGTATTGATAACGTATGCTAATGGCATCGTATCAACTAAATTTCTTAGCGATAAGAATATCCAACTGCAATCTCTGATAGATGAAAATAAAAGACTAGCAGAAAAGTTGGATGAATATGAAACAGAAGGAATGCACGTGACCGTAACTATGTATCATCCTGTTCGTGAACAAACGGATTCTACACCGAACATTCTCGCAGATGGAACGCGTATTAGGACCCAAGAGGCGTCCAATTATAAATTTATAGCGGTCAGTAGAAATCTGTTAAAACGATGGGGAGGCTGGTTAGATTACGGCGACTTTGTTTTATTAAAAGGAACTAAAGATAAAGATGGTGTGTACCAAGTACGTGATGCTATGAATGCTCGTTTCGTAAATCGAATCGATATTTTAGAATCACCAGGTACTAAACCATATAAGTTTGAGACGGGTAAAATTACTCGTACAAACTTGACGCACACTGGTGCTGAAGGTACTAACTAAAAATAAAAAATAACACTTGACAAATAACAAATATTTTCGTATATTATATACGAAAAAAACAAAGGTTTTGTAAATGAAATTCAAATCAACTAAACGATTTGGGCCTATCACTACAGGTCATCGTCAATGGAAAGACAAAGGTCATTGTTCTTATATTCATGGATATGGAAGATATGTAAGATTAACATTCGAAGCATCAGAACTTGATGAACGAGGATGGGTTATGGACTTTGGTGACTTGAGAGATATAAAGAGATGGATTGAAAGTGAATGGGACCATAACGTTTTAATAGCTGCTGACGACCCTCTCATTCCCGAATTAAAAAAATTAGAAGAAACAGGTGCTATATATTTAAATATATTACCTGATGGTTATTATCCTGGAATCGAAGAGTCTTGTCGTTATCTATACGATATGATAAATCCAATGATTCAAAAGAAAACAAACAATCGTGTAGAGATTACACGAGTAGAAATTTGGGAGCACGAAAACAATCACGCAGAATATGTCAGATAAAGTTTTACCTATAAATGAAATATATACTTGTTTACAAGGTGAGGGTAAACTTATGGGAGTACCTCATATCTTGATTCGTGTAAGTGGTTGTAGATTACGTTGTCAGTTTGCTGATTCGTTTTGTGATACACCTTATAGTTCTTGGAAACCTGAAAAAGGTAAATTTACATATAAAGATGTTCACGAGTTTTTTGTAAAACATCCTCACATTACTCATACTATGATTACTGGAGGAGGTCCTACACTACATAAAGAGATGTTAATAAAACTTTGTGAGATAGCTAAAAAAAACTATCAACATATCACAATAGAAACTGAAGGTAGTGAGTTTGTTTCTACTATGGGTGATTTAATTTCATTGTCTCCTAAATTATCAAATAGTACACCTAAACCAGGTACAATAATGCCCTATACTGGTAAAGTTGTTACTGAGGCTGATAAAAAGAAACACGAAAAGTGGCGTTGTAATTATGAGGCTATGTCTCAACTTATCGAGAATCATCCTGATTATCAACTCAAACCAGTTATCTCAAGTGAAGAAGATTTAGAAGAAGTAAAAGAGTTACAAAGAATATTAGGTGTACCAAATGATAAGGTATATTTAATGCCTGAAGGTCTCGAACGTAGTCAACTAAATGAAAGACGAAGATGGTTGACAGAACTATGTACTCGTGAGGGTTACAATTTTACAGATAGATTACATATAATAGTATATGGAGATGAACGTGGGGTATGATTGGATAGGTTGGATAGGAACTGCTGCTATAGTAGCCGGTTACTACTTCAATGCTAAAAAAATAAAGACTTGTTTTATTATTTGGGGATTAGGTAATGTTGCATTCTTGATATATGCTTATCTGATTGATGCACCTCCTCAAATAGCAATAAGTGCATTTGTAATTGGTATGAATGTTTTTGGTTACAGACAATGGAGTTTAGATGAGTAAAGCTTTATTTGTAAAGCAGTTAACAAAGGGTAAAGCTGGTGAATTAGCTTTTCGTGAAATGGCTCAATCGCAATGGGACGAAGTGTATGACTATACTAACTATGAAATGTGGAAAGATGTTCAGGGAAAAGGTATAGATTACGGTTTTAAAAATAAAAGTTGGTCAAGTGAAATAACCACAGACGTTAAATCTAATTTTTGGTATAATAAATATAATAATTGTTATCAATTTGATTTAGAATATACAAAATGGCATCCTGCTAAATTTTCTGAACATGGTAGAGAAGAAGAGTTAGGTTGGATACAAGATTCACAATCTAATAGAATATATCATATGGAAATAATACAAGAAAATAATAAATGGATTGCTACAGGAAGCTATGTATATTATGATTTATACGAAATGCGTTCTTTTATTTATAGAGAATGGGATAGACCTGAACACAATAATTGGATTCAAAAAATAGCATATATTGGAACTAAACAATCTGATTATGCTCATCTTATACCAGTTAAACTAGATGATAAAAGATTTAAACATTTAATAAGGAAAGTACATTATGTTGAAACATGCTAACGGAAACAATCCGTTGACAGAACAAGAAAAACTAAAGATGATTGAACAAGCTGCTGAACATTATGGTAATTATATGACAGCTCTTGGATTCGATTGGAGTGAAGACCCTAACTCTTCTGAAACTCCTATCAGAGTGGCTAAAGCTTTTGTCAATGATTTAGCTTCAGGTGTTTATAATGAATCACCTAAGATAACAGCATTTGATAATGTAGATGGTTATGATGGTATTGTGTTTCAGGGTAATATTAAATTACATTCATTTTGTTCACATCATCATTTACCTTTTGTAGGACATGCTCACGTGGCTTATCTACCTACACCTGAGGGTAAAGTGATTGGACTTAGTAAACTCAATCGTATTGTTGATTTTTATGCTAGACGACCTCAAGTACAAGAGAACTTAACAATGCAGGTACACGACCACATTCACGATGTGTGTGAAGAAAACATTGGTGTTGCTGTATCTGTCGAGGCTGACCATATGTGTGCTTGTGTACGTGGTATCAAACATAATTCTACTATGAAAACATCTAAGTTGAGTGGTGAGTTTATGAATTATGATAGTCATTCACGAGAAGAATTTTATAACTTTATAAGGGATTTAAAATGAAAGAATTTATAAGTTGGGAGTTAATTGATGAGTGTATCACAGATATAGCGTTTTATCTAAAAGATGAAGATAGAGGTAAAGTTTTTGAAGGTGTTTATGGTATACCTAGAGGCGGAGCGTTGTTAGCTATATTATTAAGTCATAAAATGGATATTCCATATATTGATAGATTTGATGACGTAAATGAAAACGTTGTAATAATTGATGATATAGCTGACACGGGTAATACATTAAAAAAATATAAAAATCACCCTAAATCAGAGAAAAGTTTTTATGTAACAATTCACGAACACGAACAAAGTATTGTTAAACCAGATTTAGCATTAATTGATAAACGAGATAAATGGATTGTTTATCCTTGGGAAACTAAAGATTCAGAAGAAATACAGGACTATTTAAATGAAAACTAATATAATATGTAGACTACAAGTTGAAGGACTACACTGGTGGTCAGAAGCAAGTAAATATGAACCCACAATGGTATACCTTGAATCAGTTCATAGGCATATGTTTCATATCGAAGTTAAAAAAGAAGTTTTTCACGATGACAGAGATGTAGAGTTTATCGTGTTTAAAAGAAAGGTCAAAAAGTATTTAGAAGATAAATACTATGATGAACAATATGATTGTTGTAACTTCAAGGCAAAGTCTTGTGAGATGTTGGCTAAAGAATTGTTAGAAGAATTTGATTTAGTGTATTGTTCAGTATTTGAAGATAACGAGAATGGAGCTGAAATCTATGGGTAAAATAATTTACTTACCTCTTGAACATATTGAGTCAAGATACACAACTCATATGGACAGAGATATATCAAATTATCTTGATAACTTAGATAGAGAATGTATCAAAGTTTATCCTGACATTCCTGTTCCTACAAGTATGAAGGCAGGAAGTTTTCTTGATGCTGAGTTTACAATTAGATTCAAAGCAGCTCAGATTGAAGAAGTGGCTAGATTATATCGTGAAGATGTGATTGATAGTGGAGATGTTATTTGGAGTTCTGATTTATGGCATCCAGGACTTCCCGAAAGTATAGCTTATATGAATTACTTTGCTAAGAAAGATGTAAAGTTAAGAGGACTTATTCACGCTGGTAGTTTTACTGATACTGATTTTGTGAGAGATATGGAACGATGGGCTAAAAACTTTGAAGATACTTTGTTTGATATTGCTGACGAAATTTATTGTGGTAGTGATTTTATAAAAAATGATATTATTAAAAAACGATTGATAAATCCTGACAAGTTAGTTGTAACTGGATTTCCTTTAGATACAGAAAATCTTGATAAAGTTGAAAAGAAACCTAAAGAAGATATAGTAGTATTCTCAGGTAGAAATGTAGATGAAAAACAACCTTGGTTATTTAAACAAATGGAAGATAGATTAGGTGATGTTATAGGTAGTACTCAGTTCATCAATACTCTTGAACATAACTTTTCAAAAGATGAGTATTATGATTTGTTGAGTAGAGCTAAAGTTGTAGTAAGTTTTGCTCTACAAGAAAACTTTGGATTCAGTATTGCTGAAGCTGTTTATCTAGGTTGTGTTCCTGTTGTTCCTAACAGATTGGTTTATCCTGAGTTTTATAGTGAACAATATTTGTATGATACTTTCGATACTGCTTGTGATAAAGTTAATATGGCTTTGAAAGGTAACTTATTAGCTCCATTACACGTTAGAGATTATCAAGAAGCTATGGAAAGGTGGTTCCGTGATTAAAACTAATTTTATTTATTTTCCTTCATTCTCAGCTGGTGAGATGGGTTCTAACTTTGTAAAAGACCATCGTTTCAGAAATGATATGACGATACGATTTTATAGTGAAGAATATCCTGAAGAGTTTCAACACAATCAATTATTGATTACAGCGGGAGCGCATATGTCAGTAAAAGATTACAAAAACAAAATGGGACTTACTGATAGAAATCTTGTTATGGGTGATTCAGGAGGATTTCAGTTCGCATCTGGAGCTCTCAAATGGGATTTAAAATATAGAGATAAAATCTTCAACTGGTTATCAGAAAATACTGATGTGGCGATGAACTTAGATTTACCTCCTCGTTTAAAGAACGAAGGTAAGTTTCACGAATGTTTAGATGTTAGTATTGACAATTTCAAATACTTTCAATCAAAACAAGATGGTTCTACAAAGTTCTTAAACGTAGTACAAGGTGATGACGAACACACTTACAAACACTGGTATGACCAAGTCAAAGATTTTGATTTCAATGGTTGGGGTATCGGAGGTGCTGGTGGTAGTCTTTATCGTTTTATGTCAGGTGTCCATGCTCTACTTCAAGGTAAAGAACACTTAAATCCTCGTAATGAATACTTTCACATTCTTGGTACTTCTAAAATCAGAGACTTCTTGATGTTGATTCAATTACAGAAATCACTTGAGGATATTGGTTCCAATATTGTTGTAACGACTGATAGTTCGTCTCCTGACAGAGCTGTCGTTTTTGGTACATATTACACACGATTTAGTATAAAGAAAGGTACATTTGAATCAATCAACTTTCCGAGTGAAAAACACAATCCAGACATTATAGAGTGGTTTAGAGAAACACCTAATCAAGATTGGCCTCGTATGACTGCTTTTGATGATGTACTTAGAGGACTTGTTTCTTGGAAAGATGTAGCTGATTGGAATACACAATGTACTATGGGTATGAGATTACATAACTTTTATGTATTTAAAGATGCTATCAGAATGGTAACTGAACTAATTTATGGACACGATTATATATTGGAACAAGCAGTAGATAGTGAAGTATATAAAGTATTGAGGTCCATTGATGATATGGTCAAGAGTGAAGACCCATCAAGAGTATTCGAATCATATAAACAACTTTATATGAAAATGAGTAATACTAAAAAACAACCTACAAATTCAACACACAATTTCTTTTAAGGAGAAAAAATGCAATTTACAGCAGAACAAATACAAGAAAATTGGGACAAACTAATCGGTATAATAGAAGATACCTTTGAAGGAGAACGAAAAGAAAATCTCTTGAAAATGTATGATTACTTTAAAGATAGAGCTATGTTCGCTCCTGCTAGTGGTGTTGTGTATTATCACAATGCGATACCTGGAGGTTATGTTGACCATATTCTTAACATTACAGAATGTTCTCAAAAAATATATGAGATGTGGAAAGAGATGGGAGCTCATACAGACGAATACACTCTTGAAAATGTTATCTTCTGTGCTCTTCATCACGACTTAGGTAAGTTAGGTGATATGAAAGAAGATTACTATGTACCTAACGAGTCTGAGTGGCATAGAATCAATCAAGGCAAAATGTACGAGTATAATGACAAACTACATTATATGACCGTTACAGACAGAGCTGTTTGGTTACTAACTCAGTTTGATATTAAAATGAATCAAATCGAATATTTAGCTCTACGATTGACTGATGGAATGTATGAAGATGCTAATAAAGGATACTTGATGGGATTCGGTGAGGGTAAAAATCTTAAAACAAATTTACCTTTAATACTACATCAAGCTGATATGATGGCCACAAGATTAGAAAAAGAACGTTATATGTTCAGTAAAGATTCTGATATTAATTATAGTGAGATTCTTAATCCTGAACTCAAAAAAGAACGTGAAGAACAAGAACAAAAATCAGTAAACACAATCAAAGAGGCTATCACTAAATCAGAAACTCCTGATATTTTATCAGAAAAGTCCAAAGATTTGTTTAACGAATTATTCGGAGATAAATAATGATAATAGAAATAGTATTAGGATTATTAGTCGTTATTGAGGGATATGTTATTTGGAACTTATTTAGAAAAACAGAATTTCTCGAAACTTGGGTAGAAGATTTTACACAAGTAATACAGCAAGTAGATACCGACTTAAAAGAAATTGATTCAACAGGACACTTTGAATCTGATGATGAGATTGGTAGTATATTTGAGGCTATCAAAGGAACCATAAAACAATTAGAAAGTTTTAAAGGAGAAGATGTAAATGCCAGTTAAAGTTGTCAAGAAAAAAAGACGTAAAAAAAGTAAAGTATATTTTGGAACACCTGTACAAAATGCTATCATTAGATACAATGAATGTTCAAGTCCCATAATACGAAATAGAATTTATCGTGAACATATAGCCGCTGCTTTTGATAAATTAGCTGAAAACTTAATTCACACATTTAAGTTTTACTATTTTGATTATCCTTTTGAAGAAGTTAAACACGAGGTAGTATCCTTTTTAGTAATGCAGATGCCTAAATATAAAGCTGACAAAGGTAGAGCTTTCTCATATTTTTCTGTAATTGGTAAAAATTATTTGATTCTAAATAATAACAATAATTACAAAAAGATGAAAACACACGATGAAGTCAAAGTATTAGATTTTAAACGAAATGTTCTGAGTGAGTCTATACAAGAGCAAGCTGATGAATTTAACATTCAGTTTGTAGACCAGATGTTAGAGTATTGGGACAATAATATTACTAATATCTTTCGTAGACAAAAAGATATTCTTGTAGCTGATGCTGTATTAGAATTGTTTAGACGTAGAAAAAATATCGAGAACTTCAATAAAAAAGCTCTTTATATTATGATTCGTGAAATGACAGGTTCTAATACTCAACATATTACACGAGTGATAAATCAAATGAAACGTTATTACTTCAATATGATGGAGGAGTTTTCTGCAGTAGGTGAGATTGATACCTCTAATACTGGTTCGATATTTTAATTTATGGCGACGATTGAGTAGCTGGTGCTCTCCTCGGTCTTCAACACCGTAGTGTAGTAGTTGATACTACAGGTAGGTTCGATTCCTATCCGTCGCCGCTATAAGCCAGAGTAGCTCAGTTGGTAGAGCAAGTGATTTGTAATCACTAGGTCGTAGGTTCGAATCCTATCTCTGGCTCAAACAAAAAAAGGGAAGCATAACACTTCCCTTTTTAAGTGTCCAATAGTGTAGGAATACTATTGTACTATTTCGCTCCTACTTTCGAAATAAACCCACCAACACCAACAAGGCGACGAGTCCGGCGAAACCCGATTCGCCAAACTTGTTTATGATGGATGTCAGGTTACCAATAACATTGACACCAAAGATACCACTTCCAAAGATAACTTCAGATATAGCACCTATGGTAACAAAAGATAACAATAGATGAGCTAAGTCATCAATGTATCCTTTGACCGTTGTTACGATTTCCTTCATGGTTTTCTCCCGTTAGTTAGAAAAAAAATAGGCTACCCAGTAATTTTGGTAACCGAGTAACCTCTAATAATAACTATATTGTAAACAAATAATAAATTCTTATATATATTTATATATTAAAGTTTTTAAACTACGATATATTTATAATTGAGTAATAACATTTAAGGTAGATTATGGCTATTGACTACGAAATCTTTGAAGGAAAATCTCTTTCGTCTCTTTTCAAAGACATTTACGACAATACAGAATATAACAAAAAACAACTAGATATACTTACAAAAGAACTTGTTCAGTTCATCAAAGATGGTGATACAGCTGTACAATTAGTTCCTATGATAAAAGAATATCTTGAAATCAACGTCAAAAACGATGACCAACTTGTTAAGATGGCTGGTATTGTACAAAGATTAATTTCAGCTGAAAACAAAGCTGGGTCTGAAAATGAGTTTGGTTTATCCGAAGAAGAAAAAACTCAACTATTAGCTGGAATGGAAGATACTATAAAAGACATTCAAATAGAATCAGACAAAATTCAAAATCGAATAGAATCAGTAAAAGGACAATAAATGTACAGAGAACGAAAGGGTGTTGACACGCATACTTCTATACCTTTAGACCGTTTAGGTACACCTCAACAAATTAGTTCATACATCAAAAAACTAATCAAAGCATCACAATATGATTTTCACGAAACAGAACCTGTTGTTGTGAGTAAAGTATATTTAAATGATACAGGACTACAAGGAGCAATCAACGGAAAATTTTCAGTCTCGGGTGATGAAGTTGATGAAGTTTTTCCTTTGATGCCACATATTCAGACAATACCTGTTGTTGGTGAACACGTCTTAACATCTGAGTATAATGGAAAACTTTTTTATTTTTCGATAATCAATAGAAAAAATTCAGTCAATGAAAATTCTATACCTGTTGATTTACCAACCAATACTAAATTTGGTAAGACCTTTACAAAAAAAGATATTAGACATATCGAGGTAAAAGAAGGTGATGTTGTTTTTGAAGGAAGATATGGTAATTCTATTAATATAGGATGTAATGATGCTAATAATTCACCAGTAATTAAGATAAGAGCGGGACAGACTCTTGATTCTGGAACTCGACAGATTACAGGAAAATCTGTAAAAGAAAATATCGATACAGATGCTTCTTCGATATATCTCACTTCAGATGGTTTACGTGATATTAAGTTTGATAATCAACAAATAACCGGAAAAAAAATACTAATAAAAAGTGATGGTATATTTATTAAAGGGAGTGATATTAGATTAGGAAGCGGTGATAATAATAATTTACAACCAGTGGTTAAAGGTAATGATTTGAAAGAATTACTTGACCCGATATTTGCAGCTCAACAATCAGTAAATCAGGCTATGATAGCTAAAAACACAGCAGAAATCGTAGCATCATCACCAGGAGGACCTACACCGAATCCTCAAAAAGTTGTTGACTTGACAAAAGAAAATAAAACACTTTTACAACAAAATAAAGATTTACAAAATGCAATAGATAATTCCACTTATTTAAGTGATAAAGTAAAAACAATATAGGAGTTGTTATGACTAAAAAAGAACTTGTAAAGATAATACAAGAAGCGGTTCGTAGAGAAGTCAAAAAAGAGATAGAAAAGATATTTATTAAGGAGGAATCTTCACCCACTTTAGAATCAATGATTTCTAAACCCGAAGTTTCTGAACCTAAAAAACAAATCAAATACACAAAAGACGAAACTTTAAACAAAGTTTTAAACGAGACACGAGGAGGTCTTCCCCAACAAGGTAAGGAAGAATATCCTACTTTAGGAGGTGGTGTATTCGATACAAATCGTATGACTGAAATGTTAGGTTATGGTAAAAACGAAGAAGTTCAACGTGATATGGTAGCAGTCGATACTATGAAAAAAGCAGGTGTAACTTCTGAACAAGTACCCGAACACGTAACAAATGCTTTGACACGTGATTATAGTGATTTAATGAAAGCTATGAACAAGAAAGGTAATTAATGTCAGCTATTGAAACAGATTTAAATCCGAATAAAACCGTTGGATTAAAATTACCTTTAGGAAGAGATAAGTTCCATGATTTTGCTTTGACAAAAACTTCCTTAGAACAAGCTGAGTTTAATTTAAAAAATTTATTACAAACTTATATTGGTGAAAGACCAATGCAACCAACTTTTGGTAGTAAACTTTTGGAACTTTGTTTTGAACAACAAAATGATGAGTTACCAGAAAACATTGAAAAAGAAGTGAGACGTGCTGTCTCAGAGTGGTTAGATTACATTAATATTCAAAACGTTGAGACTTTGACTGAAGAAGGAGATTTAAATCAAATTTATGTCAAGATAGATTACTCAACGACATTGAATCCTAATACAATAAATCAAATCACAATAGATGCTTCTACAGGAGGATATTAATGGCTCGTTCAAGTATAAATAAAAATGTAGTTAAACAAGTAAACTATCTCAATAAAGACTTTTCAGATTTTAGAGATAGTTTGATTGAATATGCAAAGGTTTACTTCCCTAATACCTACAATGACTTTAATGAAGCTTCACCGGGAATGATGTTTATTGAGATGGCTGCATACGTTGGTGATGTATTATCGTATTACATTGATTCTTCTTTTAGAGAATCACTTTTAGCTTATGCTGAAGAAAAAAGAAATGTTTATACAATAGCACAATCATTCGGTTACAAACCTAAAACAACTTCACCTGCTGTAGCTGTTTTAGATGTATTTCAGACCGTACCGGCTGTCAATAATAAACCAGATGAAAGATATGCTCTTAATGTAAAAGCAGGAACAACTCTTCAAGCTGCTTCAACTGGTACACAATTCCGAACTATTGAAGATTGTAACTTTAAGTTCTCAAGTTCTTTTGACCCTAAAGAAGTAAGTGTGTTTGAAAACGATGGTAGCACAATAACAAAGTTTTTACTGAAAAAACAAGTTAGAGTTGAAAGTGGTAATATTACTACTGAAAAATTTACATTCGGAACTTCTGAAAAATATTCTCAAATCAAATTAGGTTCAACTGATGTGATTGAAATATTATCCTGTACTGATAGTGATAATAATAAATGGTATGAAGTAGATTCATTAGCTACTGATACTATTTTTGAAGATATGGAAAATAATTCAGTAACAGACCCAACATCGGTTGTGAACAGAGATGTGGCTCCTTACATACTGAAATTGAAAAAAACAGCACGTAGATTTACAACTTTTATTAACGATAACGATGAAACAATTTTAAGATTCGGAGCTGGTATATCGAGTAATCCTGATGAAGAGATTATTCCTAATCCTACAAACGTTGGTTCAAGTTTACCAGGTAGTCCATCAAAGTTGACAAGTGCTTTTGACCCAAGTAATTTTTTAAAGACAGAAGCTTACGGTTTAGCTCCCAGTAGAACAACTTTAACAATAGAGTATTCTCATGGAGGTGGTATCGATGATAATGTTCCTTCGAATGAAATAAATCAAATCACAAATATAGAGTATGAAATACAGGATGCTTTGTTAAATGCGAGCACCGTTACTGATAGTAAGAACTCAGTTTCGTTTACAAATCCTAGACCTGCTACAGGAGGTTCAGGAGGACAAACCGTACGTGAGACACGTGAGAGTGCGTTAGCCTATTTTCAGGCTCAAAGTCGAGCTGTTACTAAAGAAGATTATGTTGTGAGAGCTTTATCACTACCTCAAAAATACGGGAACATAGCAAAAGTTAGTATGGTACAAGATGACCAATTAAATAAATCAGTAGGTTTTGATGAACTTGAAAGGAAAGTTACTCAAGCAGATGTTGATGCAGGAAGAACTATTAAACAACTACAAGTAAAAACTCCTAATCCTTTAGCTATGAATATGTATACTTTAGGTTATGACACTAATAGAAATTTAGCTCCTATGAGTCAAATTGTAAAACAAAATTTATCAACATATTTATCACAATTTAGATTAGTAACGGATGCAGTAAACATAAAAGATGCTTATGTTATTAACATAGGTATAAACTTTTCAATTTTAACAAAAGCCGGGTTTAACAAAAACGATGTTTTGTTACAATGTGTAGCAGCAGTTCAAGATTTTTTCAATACAGACAGAATACAAATAGGACAACCTATTGTTATCTCTGATATAGCTTACGAACTATCATTGATTGATGGTGTAGCATCAGTAGTGAAACCTGTCGAAAATAATCCAAATGATTTACCGATTGTGATTGAAAACAAATATAAAACAACTGAGGGGTATTCAGGAAACTTCTATGATATTGCTAGTGGTATCATTGATGGTGTATTATATCCTGCTTTAGACCCAAGTATTTTCGAAGTCAAATATCCTGATTCCGATATTAAAGGAAAAGTAGTCGGTGATAACTTAGGTATAGTGGAGTAACTAAATGCATTATTTTACATTCGCAGAAAAAGACGCAACTTTATATGAACAAAGTGGTAGTTTAAATTCAGGATTAGATGAGATATTAGAAGTACGAAAAGACGTTAGTCCTTCAGGTGAAGTCGTTACCGTTTCTCGTATTATGATTAAATTTGATTTAGACCCTATTTCAAAATTAAAAAATCAAAATGTTATAAAAGACAACGCACAATACTTTTTAAATTTATTTGATGCTAGACCTACAGCTTTAGCTACTTCTCAAAGTTTATATGCTTATCCTGTAAGTCAATCCTGGACAATGGGTGATGGACGTGCTTATGATGACCCAGTAACTGCTGAAGGTTGTAGTTGGAATTTCAGACACGGTGAAACAGATGGTAAACTTTGGTCAGAGGAAACTTCTTCAGGAGGTTCTTGGTATTCTAATAATGATGGAGCTTATGAGATGTCTCATTCATTCGGAGTTAAGTCTTCTGATATGAGAATGGATGTAACAGGTGTTGTAAATGCGTGGTTAGATGGGACAATTCCTAATGAGGGATTTATAGTAAAACGTAGTGGTAGTTTTTACAATCCAACAACCACTTCAGGTTCTTTTGGAAATAATGATAGTGGAAGTGATGAGGGTAACTCTACAAGATTTGGTAATTTTTCATTCTTCTCAACTGATACTCACACAAAATATCCTCCAACTCTTGAAGCGGTTTGGGACGACTCAAAATGGACAACAGGTTCATTAAGTCCTCTAACAAAAGGTAATATCGAAGATATGGTTATTTATATGAAAGGCCTCAGACCAGAATATAAAGAAAAATCTATAGCTAAATTTAGAGTCGTAGGTAGAGAAAGATTTCCTGATAAAACATATTCAACAACTGCTGATAATTTATCGGTAAAATATTTACCAAGTGGTTCATCATTCTATTCTATTACAGATGCTGAAACTGATGACGTAGTTGTTCCTTTCGGTAGTGGTTCGAAATTGAGTTGTGATTCTGACGGAAACTATTTCCTACTTAGAATGGATGGTTATCAACCTGAAAGATATTATAAAATAGAATATAGAATACAAAGTGGTAGTACTACTGATGAAGAGACTGACCAGTATTTTGATGAAGGATTTACATTTAAGGTAACTCTATAATGCCATACACAAAACAAGAATTACAAAATGTTGATTTTTATCAAGATTTTGTAAACAGATTACGAAACACATATCTTGAACAAATCAAAGATTACGCTAATAGACCGATACCTTTTGGTGATGAAAATACAGATTTATATTTATTTGAGGACATCTTAACTGGTATGGGAATAGAAGATGCTAATGTTTCTCAGGATAGTATCTATAAAACATTTCTTACACCCGAACAACAAAATTTTTCAAATTCTTATCAAACAAAAAAATATTCTATCTATGATAAATCCGAGTTATTAGAAAAAACTATTGAGAGAAACATATCCGAACTATCTGAACTCAAAATTGGTAAAAAACTACCTGAAAATATCGAAAATGGAATGGTAGTAACTAATGATAAAGCTGACGATTCACGAAGATGGTTAATCGAAAATAATACCAAAAGAGAATTTTCAGATTTAGGTACATATTATGCTACTGATTACTCCTTAGTAAAGTTAGAGACGTTCAATCAAAGTATTATCGATAGTATTGTTACAGGAGATGACATACAATAATGGCTAGATTAAATCAAAAAGATTCTGATTTACTTAATACTAATCAAGTAATTGATTTAAGTAGTCAAAAGTATGCCTATTTAGGAGGTGAGTTTGGTTCGAATACCAATGATTATATTGAAGTGTTAATATATTCAGGTGATAATTTTTTAGAATCAGGTGTTGTAGAATCAACTGATTACACAAATGACGGAACCAACGGTATCAAAATTAAAACAGGAACAATTCTTAGAAAAATGGGATATGACCGAGGAAAGTATAATGTAAAGTTTAACTTTTTTAGAAAGTTAGCGGGTTCAAACGAAACACTTTTAGTCGATTCTTCAGGTAAAGTTTACAGAGGTGAGTTTCATACGATGTCTGATGGTAGTGTTATGTCAGGAGCTCAACATTCAGATGCGTCATATCAGTTATTTATAAAAGAAAACAAATATCCTATTCAAGAAATATCACCTTCTCGAAATGAAGTTCGTCTTATAGCACAAACTATTAAAGATAATGAATACAAAGATAATTTTAAAGATAGTCAAGTTTTGAGAAAAAAAATTCAAATCAATAATGTAGCCGAGTTTATTTCGGACGGTGATTCAACAAAAAGAGATTCACTAAGAATGAAGTTATCAGGACTAACAAGTAAGTTTAAAAACGTACAAAGTTTAGTAGGAGGTTATGTTTATTTACCTAATGCTTATATTGAAAGATTAATCCCCCCTCCTCCTGCTCCGGACGGTACAACAGGAGCATTAACTGGAGGTGAAGTTGAAAGTGAACTCGTACAAGCTAACTTTATAATTTCAGATGAAAGTCAAGCTACACGTAGAAGAGGTGATACTACATTTAAAAAGATATACGATATTTTTAAAGATGGTTATCCAACAGAAGATTTTTTACGTGAAAAAGGATTTACTGGTGATTATGGAGCTATGTTAGGTCAGGTGATAGGACATCAAGAAGGAAAAGGTAATGTAAACGTAATTAGAAAACTTAATGAAGATAATATGGAAGTTCCTGCTTATGGAAAACAAGATATTATTACTCTTAAAAGTGTTTCGAGTAAACCAAACACTTCAACAACCTATACCTGGACATTTTATGGTTATGATTGGAACGCTGATAACGGAGGTGAGTGGATAAAATTTACAGATAACAGAGATGATGTAACTATTTTAACTCCACCTTCCGCTGGTTTACAAGTAATTGATAAAGATAAAACAGATGGTAGTGAAGTAACAATAAGATTAGGTAGTTACAATTCACGTATAGGTGTCAGTTTAAAAATAGATACAAAGAATGAAACAAGTACACTTTCATTACCGGCTTGTATCGAAGTTGTAGGTAAGGGTGATTAATTATGGCAACTACAGCAGAACAATTTAGCTTAATTAGTTTAGACAAAGGACCTGATAATAGTTATACTGGTGATTTAATCAACACGGTTGAACTTGCTTTATCTGAAAATATTAGTGAACAAATTGAATTTTCTTATGTTAACTGGTATGTTTATAAGGGCCAAGAAATAATATATCAACTATTGGGTGAAGGATTTAATTTCTCTGTAAATATAGCTGACGTACTTGGTAATAATCCTGAAAATGCAGGTCAATATGTTGTACAAGCAGTTCTTGTATCATCTTATCAAGGAGGTGAAATTGATGAGGGTTCTTTTGAGATTCAATTTACACTCAATAGTAAAGAGGAAACTTTACCTCAAGCTATATTTATCCCTTTTGTAGCACAAATTGCCGCTGTCGAGAATGATGAAATCACAATCAACACAAGTTGGGAAGAATTTACAAACAAAATTAAACCAGAACAAGAGTTTAAGAGTCCTTTAGAAAATTTTACAACGTATGAAATCTCTTCTAAAATAAATGATTATAGTGATTTAAATACCTACATGCATTTAGGTGATGATAAATTATCACTAATCACAAATGTAAAACAAGATATTGAAACTATAAAAAATTATCCCAATTCAGGTATTTATAAATTATACGAACCTTTACCTGATGATATTGAAATTAAGGATAACGTATTTATAGTCAAAGAAATTTTACCTCAACTAGAACAAACAATCGAAATCTTTCCATATGACCAAGAAGATGAAGATGTTTTAGTTCTTAGAAATCCTGAAAGTTCTCAGGTTGATTCACCTATTACGAATCGTTCTACTGAGTTAAAAAATTATACAGATTTAGTTACAGGAGACACAAGACTTAAAAAAGAAATCGAAGACAAGTTTATAAGTGGTAGTAGAAAACCTGTTACTCTAAACATAGATTATTCAAATTATGAAAACTTTGTTAACTTCTCATCTGCTCAAAAACGATTAGAAAATTTTAAATACAAAATAGAATTGATTGAAGACTACACTTCAAAGAGTGCTTCTTATGCTTCTATTCCTTCACCTAGTGATGCCGCTAACTTTGATAAAAAGATAAGACAAATCAAAACAAACTTTGATGGGTATGAAAATTATCTTTACAATGTAAGTTCATCTTATGAGTCAAGTTCATTAGGTGAGTTTCCTGATGCTTCTTGGCCTAAAACAGGAAGTGGTACTTATGAGGACCCATTTGTTCCTGTAAGTTCATCTCATGCAGATTTTACGAATTGGTATGGTTCAATTTATAGTCAGTATGGACAAATTTATAGTGCCTCTCTTTATGATAATGAAAATAAAAATAGACTTAAAAATTTATTACCTACATTTGTCAAAGAGGATGAAAACAATTTAGACTTCTTTAGTTTTATGGATATGGTCGGTCAACACTTTGATGAGTTGTGGGTTTACACTAATGGTATATCAGAATTAACCGACAGACAAAATGATTTGAGTAAAGGTTTCTCGAATGACCTTGTGTATAACTTAGCTAAATCTTTAGGTTGGTCTGTTGATGATGGTAAAGATTTATTAGATTTAAGTAGAGTAGGTTTCGGTCAAAAACTTAGTGGTGATAGTTACTCACTATACACATCAGGTTCATCAGGATTTTCTAAGATTGTAGATGGGACAGCCGCTTCGGTACCTGAAGGTGAAATAACAAAAGAAATCACTAAACGTTTGATAGCTAGCATGCCTTACATACTTAAAACTAAAGGTACAATCAACTCATTAAAAGCAATTCTTAATTGTTATGGTATTCCTTCAAGTATTTTACGCGTACGTGAGTATGGAGGTTTACAAAAAACAGGACAAAGACAGCAGTTTGAAATAGCTAGAAGATTTACAAAAGCTTTAGGTTTTAGAGGAGACCAGTTTATAAGAACACCTTGGGACGATGATTCAGTTACAAGTCGTAAACCTGACACCGTTGAATTTAGATTCAGAGTGTCGAGTGGTTCAGCTGAACAAATACTTGTCCAAAAAGATTCAGATTGGGCTATTAAGGTTAAGGATAACGGACAAGATGATAACTATGGAACGGTTGCATTTCAGTTATCTGGTTCACCTGGATATCAGGAAATAAGTTCATCTTTATTACCAGTTTATGATGGTGAATTTTATTCTGTAATGTTACGTAAAAATAAAGTCAATACAAATCTATTTACTAATCAAGGCTTTGAAACCTCGTCATTATTTAATCCTCCTTTTATAACAGGAGCAACTGATACAACAAGTGTAGAGTTTGGTAATTTAAAAATTGTAAGTAGTTCAAATGTATCTCGTACGGGAACAAATGCTTTACGACACGAACACACTGGTGATACAACAAATATATCTTACACTAATCTGTATCGTAATGATAACGTAAACTATCCTTCTCTCAATGCCTCTGTAGCTAGTGTAAGTGAAGGACAGACTTATGAGTTTTCAGTTTATGCAAAAGCTTCAGGTAGTTCAGTTGATAGTGTAGGAAGTTTAGCTTTATTTGAGTTAGATTCTGATGGTGAAGTTGTGAATTGGAACGTTGATTCTAATTTACAAAAAGGAGGTATAAATGAATCAGAAGTAGTTGGTTTAAATGAAACGGATTGGAAACAAATCAAAGTTCAAAAAACAATACATTTTTCTAACACTTCAGGATTAGGTGTAAGATTTGAAAACAGAAAAGCTAAATCTACAATCTTATGGGACGATGTCTCAGTAAGAAAAGCAGTTACAAATACTGATGATATATCAGCTGCTTTTATTTATGATTTATTTGTAAAGAAGTATGATGCAGGTGTAGATAGAATAACTCAATCATCTAAAACTTCATTATACATTACAGGTTCAAATACAACTACATCTTCTTATAATGCTGCTTGGACTGGTAGTGGTGATTTATTTATAGGTGGTAACACGACCACAAGTTTTGGCACAAATAATATTAAACTTAGTGGTTCGATTATGGAGTTCAGATTATGGACTGAAAAATTAGAGGAAGATAAATTCAATACACACGTATCTAATCCCCAATCATATATTGGAAATACTCCTTCTTCTTCATACTTTAATTTAGTACGAAGATTTCCGATGGATGATAATATAGAATTTACTGGTAGTAATGAAGACGGAGTTCGTGATACAAGACCTAATCAAGATGCTACTCAAACAGGTAGTGCTCACGGATTTGATGGATTAAATTTATTCGAATCTGTTAATGACAGAACAAAAACAATACTTCCTAATTTTGGTCCCGTGAGAAGAACTGCTACAAAGATTAGAATCGAAAACAATTACTTGAGTGGTAGTGGAGCTATGTTGAGTAGATTTGCACGATATGACCAAAGTTCAAATGATTTTGCTCCTCTTGATTCTCCTAAATTGGGAATTTATTTTTCACCTGTTGATGTAATAAATGATGATATTATAAATTCATTTGCTAATTTAGATTTTAACCAGTTGATTGGTGACCCTCGTGATAATTACGAAGATGAATACAGAACATTAAAATATACAGCAGATGATTACTTTAAAAAATATACAGATAATAATAATTTTTGGGATTATATGCATCTTATAAAATATTATGACCAGTCTATATTTAAACAATTAAGAAAAGTTATTCCTGCTAGAGCAAAAACACAACTTGGTACGGTAATCGAGGGTAATCTATTTGAAAGACCTAAATCACCTGTACAACGTAACAGACCTTCATTTACACAACCCGCATATGAAGATGAGATAAATGTAGGAAATTTTGAAAAAAATAATGAAAATGAAGATAGTCGTTCAATCGTCAGAATAGAAACACAATATCCTAATTATGTAGGAATAGCAAATAATACAGATATATTTAAAACTCCTTCATTATATGAACTTAATAAAGTTAATTTCAACCACGATGACCCAAATATTTATATAACTGCTACAGCTTCTTACGGAGGACCTAATAAAGTATTTAGTGAAGCAACAGGTTCTATGATTCTTGAGGGTGTAAAATCTGAATTTAATCAAGTATATAATTTTGTATACACGAGTTCAGGTGATTACATAAATAGTAATAGATATACTCTTGATAAAGCTGAACATTTCTATCACACAAAATCATTAGCAAGCACTGATATTGACCCTCGATATACCGAGATAACAGCTTTTAATAATAGTTTTTATGAAGGTGTCAAAAACACAACAAATTCAACTTTAGATGGTGATTTACCAATCATCATAAGAAAAACAGCACCTACGGTAGCAGTTCCAACCGACGTTGGTATTTCAGACCTACAGGTAGATGAGGATTAATAATGTGTAAAAATTTAACTTACCAATATTTATTAATAGGAAAGTTATATATACACTCAAATCTTGGAGATAATAATGGGATTTTTAGATAATTCAACGATAACCGTTGATGCTATTTTAACAAAAAGAGGACGTGAAATACTCTCACAAGGAGGTAATTTCAACATAACTAAGTTCGCTCTTAGTGATGAAGAAGTTGATTACACTTTGTATGATGTTACTCACCCAAACGGAACCGATTCTTATGGAGCAGTTATCGAGAATATGTCATTACTCGAAGGAGCACCTAATAGAACGACTTTCAATAGTTTTCTTACAAATCAATCAGCAGCAGGAGCCTCTTTAGAGGTAGCTCAACTTACTTACACTGGTGTAAATGCAGGAGCACCTATACCTTTAAGTCCTACTACAAAAGGTGGACCAGCCGAAGATTACTCATTCACGATTGAAAATACTAACATTGTTAGATTCTCAGGACAAGGAGCGACTAAAACGTTTACAGGTAAGAGTGTTGAATTAATGGCACAATCATTTGGTACACCAACTCCAAATGCTTCAACTTTAGTTACTATTCAAGGAGTTAATTCAGGACTTGTCTCAACGATTAACATCACGGTAAAGACTGATACAACAGGTACTGGTGATGCTCAAGGAACTCAAGACCCAACTACTGATGCTAATACTGGAGGTGACACTACTGGCGGAGCTGGAGGACAAACCTACTCAGGGGGAAAGCCTAATGTTTAAACAACTTACAGAAACCGACAAAGTATCTGATGTTGCTATAGTAACATCTGGTTTATTTCAAGATGGTGCTTCAAACATCACAACTTTTCACACTTCGTCAACACAATACACAAATACAGGTGATTACAATATCGACTTATATAGATATGCTCCTGGTACAAATGCATCAGCTTCAGTTCAGTTTGGTGTAGTGTTTGGTCATAGAGATGGAAGTGGTTCACTAGGAGGTGTAGGTGTCAGTGGTGATAGACCTACAGCCGCTATTTTCGGTCAATTCAATAATATTTTAAATCCACCCGAAACAACACAATTTACTTTCGGTGATTTATCAACAAAAGAATTTTATGCAATCTCATTTAATCGTGCTAGAATCAGAGAAAGAATGGAAGCAGGAGGTTGGGAACTTCATTTAAAAAATGGAGCTGCAGGTCCTGTTGTAAAGTTAATTGATGATTCATCTACTAACAAAGGTGGTAACTCAAGTCAAGTTAATTTTGCTCCTGAGTACAACATTGTCAGTGGTTCATTAGTTGGGGGAACAAGTATTGATACAGCAGCTGCTAGTGAAGGAGCTACTGGTACTTATGGTAAGTTTTATCCAAGTATCGGAGTATTAGTGTTAAACCCTACAAAGTTAGCTGACCCAAGTAATCTTAATTTGGTTAGCGTCAGTGGTTCAAATAGTGATGATAGAAATAATGAGAAACTTTATAATGTAATCAAAACAGGTGCTTACTTCCAAGCTAAACGTGAAGAACAAATAACTTCACGACACTTCTTTGTAAGAGCAACAGCTAATGAATTTAACTCAACAACTAATGAGACGTTTTATACAGAATCAGTCGCAGGTGTAAAAAGAGTTGTTGATGGATTAGCTTCAGACCCTAAAACTTATATTACATCGGTCGGAATGTACAATTCAGAAAATGAATTGTTAGCTATTGCAAAACTAAGTCAACCAATTTTAAAATCAAAATCGAGAGAAGCTCTTATCAAAGTCAAACTTGATTTCTAAGGGGGTTTTTAAATGTCATTCAAGAAAAACCTTGAACCCGAAGATATTGTAGTTTCGTCATTTCAAGTCCACAAGACGTTTTCATTTACTGAGGCTGATAGTGGGAGTGGAATATATTCAGTACCAATAACAAAAGGTACTGATAGCACTATATTCAACTATAACACTACTGATGGTGATTCTAAAACAATATCTAACCCCTCTGAAAGTGTTTTCTATAAAGTTCCTACGTATCATTCTATCAACAATTTATATTATCGTAATATAACTCAAATGAATGGTTACATAGATTTGATACGAGGAGTTCCTACTTCATCTGAAGCTATACTTGATTATACATTTACAAGATTTCTCACAACAAATTCTGAACCTCAAACATTTAAATATCGTAGACCTTACACACGTCAACTTAGAGATACAGCAAATGTTTTGTCAATTCCTCAAGAATTATTCGGTGAAAATATAAAACCTAGTTCTGTCAAGATTGTGGATGATAGTACATCTAAAACGATTACTTTACGAGATGATGGTAGAGGAAATATTTATGATGTGGCTTTTTCAGCTAGTTATGCTAGACGTGAACCAAACACAAATACAATGAGTGGAAGTGTCGTAGGTAATGTTTTTTATAATGACGGAATAATTGTATTTACTGATACAGGTTCATACGATACGATAAGTTCAGGCACAGGTACAGATGGATTTACGATAGAGTTTGATTCCACACAAACGATTTACGAACGTTCATATTTTTGTTCGATTGAAGAAAATAAATTTACACATACCACAAACAAAAGTCTTAAAGTAGGACAGAGTGGAAGTATATCTTTTGCAGGTACACCTTTCACCTCTTCAGTATTTTCTAATAATGAAGACCCTAACTTTCCCTATGAACGAGTTGGTTACGCCACAAGTTCATTCAACCCGGAGGGATATAATATTGGAACTGAATTGATAGGTCCAGCGACCCATTCAGACTTCAATACCTACATAACTCAAATAGGTCTTTATAATGACCAGAATGAATTATTAGCCGTAGGTAAACCATCCAAGCCAATAAAAAATGAAAAAGAGATGTCAATTTCTTTTCTAGTGAAATTCGACACAAATTAATCTCAATATCGACATTTTTCATTCATTATCCGATATTTATATAAGAAATAAAGTCTACACTTTTTTATTCTAAAAAGGTTACTCATTGATAACTAACAGGAGATTTACCTTGCGTAAATTTTTATTAAGTCTGTTGATGGTTGTGAGTGTTATCGAAGCTCAGACACCTATCATAAGACTCATGCAAAGTAGAGAATATAAGACACCTAAATTTTGGTGGAGAGACTCTGAAACTTTTAAGTTGAGAGGCTATTTAGCTGACGATACAACTGGTATGAACACAACTAATGCCGCTGTAGGTGTAGCTTATAAAAACAATAACTTTGATGCCTGGAGAGATTCAGTAATGACTTTAGCTGTTACTCTTGATGATAACGGAGCTAGTGTTACTGCCTTTCGTTTAGATTTAGCTTTCGACAATGATTTATTTACGTGGGGACACGACTCAACTCACGTTGAAAAAGGAGCTTACATTTCAGGTTGGACAGAAGGTGATAGTTCAGCAGGTGCTCACTATTCATACGAAGTTGTAAGATATGCTAACGTAGGATATACTGATTCATTAGCTGACGCCGATGATGAATTATCCGTTACTGATACAAGATATGATTGGTTGAGAATAACAATGGTATCTCACAATGGTAATGTCAAAACTTTTGGTAATGGTAACGGTACACAAACAGAATTATTAAAACTACATTTCAAAGTCAATGATGTAGCTGATAACTTTGCTCCTAAAGCATTTAGGGTTGCAACAAAATACGATGGTAGCACAGGGTATTACACATACGTTACAAACGGACTTTATGGCTCTAGTTATAAAGTTTACATTGATGGCAACACTGGTACAGAACAAGTTGGTATAGGTGGTGCTAGAGGTGATATAACACTACACCCAAAACTATTAGACGTTGAGGGATACTTCAGATATGCTCAAGGTAAAGACAGAGCTCTTGGAGCTGCTTGGAGTGCACCAGCAGAAAACACATATCCATATTGGAAAGTAAAATTTGAGTTAGACCACAATGAAGCTAACTTTAATCCTAGAATATCTAATTGGTTAAACTTAGAGAATACAACCAATGAGAGTAATTTAGTTGATGAGGATAATTCAGACGATGTTATTGGAGACCATACATCAACATTCTATTATGATAACAAATCAACAACTGCAGCACAAGCATTACCCAAAGAGGGATTTCTTGGTATCTCTTATTATGATTCAACTTATACAGACGACAAAGGATATTATAGTATTCAGTTACCGAGAAATAACCGATATCGTATATCATTTTGGCCACCTGATGCAAGTGATAATATTGAATCACACACTCAACTTGAATTAGACAGAACAGCTATCACGAATGCGAATGATGCTATAGCTTCATTTAATTTTCAATCTGGTAAACATCATAACTATAATAGTGGAGCAGGTAGAATCGATACATTGACAGCTATCGAATACTTAGTTGGTGATGTAGATGGTGATGATGTGTATCAGTTAAATGATACCTACATTCTGTGGGCTTACGTTTCAGGTATTCTAAACAACTACACACACCACAATGGAAATTCTTATGAAGATTGGGCTACAATAGAAGTATTTAAAGAAAGTGGTAATGCTAATAATTACGTATATTATCAAACCGTAAATGGACAATCACGACCTCAAAAATATGAGTTCACGGTATATTGGGACGAGACCACAACAGCAGAATCAGGAACAGCAGGAGATAGAAGTTCTGGAAATAATAATGGATTGAAATCACCGACCACAACAACAAGAGCTTTAGCCACAAATCAAAAGGCTTTAACATTCGGTCAGATAGAAACTATCAACCCTTTGATGGATGACCATCAAACAGGATTAGATACTCTTCACTTAATATTAGGTGCTGGTGATTCTGAGTGGCATAAAGATAGACTACACGAGAGAAGTGGTCAAAAAGGTAATCCAGATTACTTGATACCAGACATTGGATATTACTTTACAGGTGATATAAACGCTACAGGTACTAAAGTATCAGAGAGTGGAGGAGACGGATATCAAGATGATATAGCATCTAACATAACGTTTCATAGATGGAAAGGTGGTAGTGCTCCTTCTAATTATCTCAACAAAGTAATTATGAACAATCAATCAATAAATCCTGATGTAACTTTATCGTTACCTGCTGATTCAACCGTACGAGTTCAATCTGGTAATCAAATAGAAGTTCCTTTGACAATTACACCTAAAGAAGGCACTACATTAGCTGGGTTCGAGTTCGAAGTTGAGTATAAAGAAGACGAGTTAAAATTTATAGATATGAAAACCGACGTTCTACCAGGCCCTTGGATGACGTATGTAAATGTTCACGAAGCAGTAGATGGTTGGAGAAAAGTATCATTCGGAGGTGTTGATTATTCACCTAGTAATAAACCTGAAACATATTGGATTGATAAAGAGATTACAGGGTTAAATTTATTATTCGAAGCTGATTTTCCAGATAGAGAGTGGACAACGGCTCCTATAAGATTTACTGGTAAGTATTCGGCAGGTACACCAGCAGGTAGAGACTTGTTGATGAAACGAAATGATGGACAAGTATTAGTATGGAATAAATATTGGGCATTCGGAGGTTCAGAACCAGATAGTGATGGTATTACTTACAACTATCCTAACCCTTTTAAAGAAAACACAACGTTTCAGTTTTATTTACCTGAACCGAAAAAGGTTAAATTATATATTTTAAATTCGATAGGTCAAAAGGTTGGTACATTACTTGATGAACACGTGTTATCAGGATTACATACTTTTGATTTTACTAATCAACCAAGTGTTTGGATACCTGAAATGAGTGTTTATGAGAATCATCAAAAACTTGAACCAGGTGTTTATATATTTGTCTTACAAACAAATGACAAAATAAAAGCCAATAAATTTACGGTAGAAAAATAATGAATGAAGGACAATTTTTCTTAGCAGTTGCATTATTATTACCAGCATTATACTGGACAATGAAAGCTATCGTATGGTTTGCTGAAAAAATAGAGAAAAAGAAATGAAGAAAATACTTTTAACATTACTACTTTTGAGTAATTTGTTTGCTCAAGCTAACAGGATACTCAGTATTGCACCTACTGCTCCTGTGAGCTCAATAGGTAACGTTACTTTACCCTTGATGAATCCTGCTCGTAATGTGCTTAATAAAAACAATTTTAGTTTCAGTCGTGTAAACTGGATGACTAATATTGTAAATGATATGAATTATAATTTTTTAAATATAGAAAAGGATAATTTCGGTGGTAGTTTATTGTTTTTTAATTATGGTGAACAGAAACAAGCTGATGAGTATGGGATAATTCAAGGACAATTCACACCTATAAGTTGGGTTTTTAGTGTTGATTATGGAAACAAAGCTCCTGGTACAGCCTTTGGAGGATTAGTAAAAGATTATTATTATGGTGTTGAGGCTAAACTTATACATCATAGTCTTCATACACAAAAAGCCACAGGTTTAGTATTAGGTATCGGAGGATATTTTCCTAAAATATACAAAGATTTAGATTTAGACTTGATGATTAAAAATTTCGGATTTGCTCCTAAGTTTGGAAATCATCTATCAAAACTACCAACAAGTTTCAGTATTGGTATGACGTATCCATATAAACAATGGATGTTCTATGAACAATATAATATATTTGAAGATTTTTACACTATTGGTAACGGAGTCGGTTACGTTTATGATAATTTAATTGGTAAGTTTGGATACTTTACAGATTCACAACATAAATTAAGTTATCCTACTTTCGGTTTAGATTTTAAATATGATAAGTATTTAGTAAGTATGAGTTATATTTATGGAGACAGAACGTTACCATTAAGTAACACAATTAGATTAACAATAAACTTGGAGTTTTAATATGAAAAATTATCAAGATAACTGCGAATGCGGTTGTTGTAATTAAGGAGATAAGTTATGGCAAAAAATGTAGTAGATGCAGAAGCAGCTGTAGAAGAACTGAAGAATAAAAAGTTCGGTTTATCTATACAAAACATAATAGCACTTGTAACGGTTTTATCAACAGGTATTGCAGGTTGGTATAGTTTCACAGGTCGTATTGATGGATTGGAAGAAATTGTCGAAGGTTTTGCTGAAGCAAGTGATATAGAATTAGTAACAACTAAACTTGAGAAGTATGATGAAGATTTTAAATATCTTCGTGAAAAGGTTGACAAGATGAAAGCACCTAAAGTCAAGTCTTATGATAAAGATGTTGCTAATTTAAACAATGAAATCAAAAATCTGAAAAGAGAAATCAAGAAGTTAGAAAAACTCCTTAAAGACCCTTTATCAGATTTGAGATAGGAGAATGTAATGATTAAATTATTACCTTTATTAGTATTTCTTGGTTGTGCCGCATCAGTATCAACCGAACAATACGTTCCTGAGTTTGAGAAACAAAAATCTCTTGATGAGGTCGAAGTAACAAAAGTTGATGGATTAAAACTCTATGACTTGAAGTTCAATAAAGAATTGGAAGAAAGATATCCTGAACTTGCAGAAAAACGAGTATCTATGGGTTTGGTTCAAGAACTTCAAAATGTAATATCTTATGTAGGTAGATTTAACTTGATTGAAGCCGAAAGAGATATGCAACTTTTGATACTCAATGACTTGAAAGCAAATGATGCTAAGATTACAAAAGCTAAGTATTCAGCGAGTGTTAGTATCTATGACTTTGGTGTAAATCTAAAAGAAGAAATCAAAGCTGGTAAAGTCGAGACAATCAACGAAACGTTTGTTGGTATACAAGTAAAACTTATCAATAATGAAAACACACAATATGTTGTAGGTAGTGGAAGAGGTACTGCTTCAACCATAGGTAAAGGATTTTTGATGAATCCTAATATGGCTTGGAATCAGAGTTCATTGAGTTCCGCATCAAATAAAGCTATGGAGACAGCCGTAGTCAATGTTATAAAAGCTATTGACAGACGAGGTTGGTAATATGAATGAGGCAGAGGTTATTTAGTTTTTTATTTCTACTGAGTAGTATCTCTGCCCAATCATTCTTTTATAGTTATATAGACCCTTGTGAACAAACAATAGTCCGAACGAATGTAGCTATAGGAGGTGATGGGCAACAAGGATTTCAAGTAACTTATTACAATCGTACTAAGTTTTTTACATTACAAGAAGTATTAGAAGGTCAGTTAGAATCTTGGACTGAAAAAGTTTACAATGATTTTGAAAGACTTTTTCCCTGTGCTGTCAAAGTAGCTGAAGAAATATTATCTTCGGTCATTGCTGATAATGTTACTGAACAATTCACTAAAAGTGATATTAGTAATGACCCAACTCAGGTTAACTATGCTATTCGTTCTACACAAGGAGAAGATAGATGGATAACTCAGTTTAATAGTGTTTATACTGCTACATCATTTGATGGTAGTAGTAGACACGATGGTAACTTTAACTTTACAAATGATTTCAGAAAAACATCTTTGACGTATGGACGAGGATTTAGATTTAAAGCTAAAAAACAAAATTTACAATTATCATCAAGTGGATTGACTTATAAAACGTTCGAAGGTTGGGATTGGTTATTAAGTGCTTCAGCTGCTAAATCACTTGTTAAACGTAATCCTGAAGCTGCTGTATTGACTATGAGTTATGGTAGTGTGAGTGGTGTAGGGTTTGGAAATATAACAGGAATGTACGCTATTAGATATCCGGCTAAATTTAATTTTGGTGAGGTAACATTTTCCAATTATATAGCTTATACTTTGCTGAGATATTATGAAGGGAATATTGAGGGTGGTCGATATTTATTTTTAAGGAGCCCTGTAATATTTTTTCCTACAATTTCATTTGATTGGAGAGTAGGAACAGCATTTACATTTAATGTGGGTATATCGATGGGATATAACACCGTTGTAAATGATTATGGAGATAGAAATAAAACATTTTCAGTATTATTTGGGACTTATTTTTAGGAGACAACAATGAAACGTAGATTCTTAATTTTCTTATTACTTGGGTTTTCGATGATGGAGATAATATCAGCTCAAGGTCAGATTATGCGTTCAAGAATAGAACGTGAAAAAGAACGTGAAAAACAAAGACAAGAACAAAAGGAAGCTGTATTACCACAACCAGCTATCTTGGGTGAGGACTTAGTTGTACCTACATTAAAGATTAGTGAGTTTGTAAGAGTAGCAGATAAAGTTGGTATACAAGACGACAGAGTAACGATGGGTATTCGTCAGTTACTTGAAGAACAATTTCAAGAAAGTAGTTATAAGTTGGTAGATGATGATAATGCTAACTTCGTAGCATCAGCTGAGATTGTATGGGTTGGAAGACCTGATGAAGCATTTAGTATTATTGGTATATTTAATAGAAGAAAGTCTGAAACAGAAGTTCGTATGAACGTGATGGTCCAAGAAGTAGCTACAGGTAGAGTAGTTACGGGTAGAGGTATAGGAACAATCACAACAGATATACAAGCTACAGGTTTACAGATTGAAGAAGATTTACCATTCAACAGAAGTGAGTTTGGTGGAGCTGTAAGAAAAGCAATAGTAGAGGCAACAAAAGATTTAAAATGATTAAGTTAAAAAACTTATTAATGGAATCCACTTATGCACCTTCTAAACAAGCTGGGGCGAGTTGGATAGATAATAAGTGGTATCCTGCTCATACAAAAGCCGTATTGAATTGGGTACGTAGAAAAGAATATATACCTCTTACACCTGCAGTTGTAGAGAAAGCACTTGGTAAAAAGATACCTGTAAAATCATTTCACATTACAGGACCAGATGGTATAGGACAACTTAAATACGTTCTTAATAAGAAAAAATCCATATCTACGTTTACAGCAACTCACGAATCTGAATCATTAGCTAAAGGTCGTGGTGTTCAAACAGGTATGGGTGGTATTATTTGTTATGTAGAGGGACATTTATTAGCACAAAGAAGTATGGATTTTGATACCGTACCTGATAAACAAGGTCGTAGATGGGTAAGTGCTTTTCACGTGTTTGATAAAAAACCTGAAATATGGGCAAAGGCTTTGAAAGCTGCAAAAATTGATTATGATTCTATTGATAATAAATTGTTTAAAATAGATAGAAAATACCACGATTTATGGATGTTTAAAGATAGAACAGACCCAAAACATATTAGTTATGATGAGTATAAAGCAAAAGTTAAAGAAGACCAAGGGCCTGTAATTGCAAAATATGTAAAAGATTTTATTAATGTGGCAAACAAAACTCTAATCAAAAATAAAAAAATATTCAGAAAGAGTTTGATTGATTCTGATGTTAATAAAAAAAGTGCTTGGTGGAATGAAATTCTTGTTTATGATACAAAGATAATTGATATGTTTGTAATGCAAAGAGTATTGGATAATAGTGTATTGGCTAAAATTGAAATAGAAAAATTATTATCAACAGCAAGTGGTAACAAACCAATAACTATTGGTTCACCTGCTCAGTTTAGAAAATGGTTCAAAGAACGAAAAGGTAAAATTCATACAGGATGAAAGATTTAAAATAATGTCATTTATTATAGCAGAACCTTGTGTAGGAACTTGTGATACAGCTTGTGTAGAAGTTTGTCCAGTGGATTGTATTCACGGACCAGAAATCGTAGATGGAAGAGGTGAAGAGGCAAAAGTAAATGGATTTAATCCTGATGGGAAACAACTTTACATAGACCCACTTGAGTGTATTGATTGTGGAGCTTGTGAACCAGAATGTCCAGTAGAAGCAATTTTTGAAGAAACTGAATTACCCGCGGAATGGGAAAAATATATTGAAATCAACGCAAAATTTTTTGAGTAGAAATGAAACATTTAAAAGAAAATAATATGGGATATTGGGAACATTGGTGGAGAGCTATAAAAATGAGTGGAGCTCTATTTATTCACGCCTGGTTACCTGATGTCTTAAAAGATTACGCAAGTAAGGAGTTATCAAAATGAAAAAAAGTTACGTCATAGGTATCAATATCATAAATCTAATAACCGTATTAGCAATCATAGGAGTTCGTTATTTTTACGCTAAACAAGAAGTTGATTTTCTTAAAAATGATAGTGTTAGACAAGATGTATTGATACAAAATAATGAGACCTACATAGATAGTTTGTCTCAAATTACATCAAAACTTGAAATAGAAAGTAAAAAACAAGAAAATAGAATTAAAAAATATTCTACTGATTTGTATGAAATAGTAAGATGGAGTAAAGAATACGAACAAAGAATACAAAATCTACAAGACACTATTGACGTGATGAAATTAGAATTACTTAATACTGAAGCTGCTATGGTTCCTTTTTTAAAGGAATTTGGAAATCAAGATAATTATATAAAAGTGTTCGGCCGGACTGGTCTTCGTATTAAAGACAATAAAGTCGTACAATCTGAAACAATAGCTGATTTTGAAGGTGAACTTAGTTTAGGACCCCCTCAAATAGAAGAATTAGATAGATATCAATACAGAGCTATTTACCCAGATAATGAATTTTTGAATTTGAAAATAAAAGGTGGACAAAGTGAGGTGATTAAAATCAAACCACCAAGAAATCAAATTTCAATAGGACCTATATTAGGTGTAACATACAATCAGTTAACAGGTTTGACCGAACCAATTTGGGGTATAGGAATAACTTACAACTTAATTAAACTTTGGGACTGGAAATGATAAAACTTTCAAAATTACTTAAAGAAGAAAAAGGTATTTTTAAAAATAAAGATGCTGATGCTTACTTGAGTGAATTGATTGAATTAATAGGTAAACCAACTTATAAGAGTGAAAAAGAATATGGTTGGTATAATGTTAAGTTACCTAAGCAGTATGGTAAATACGAGATGTTAACTACTGATGTTGATAAAGTATATATCGTAGATGAATCAATAAAACATTCATTTCCAGCTGACCATAGAGATTTTGTTTACACCACTTATAGTGTACCTGAATGGCAACAAGATAAAGGTAAGCACATAATAGATACTGATTTATTTGAAAAATTTGCGGGTGTAACCGGTTCAATCATAATTGATGGACTCAAAGGCACCGTTACAGCTAGATGTGGTGATTTAGTAGCTAATGATAAAACTATTAATTTTGTTTTAGATGTTGTTCGTGGTAAAACTGAAGCAACAAAAGACGAATATGCTAAACGTATATTAGGAAAATAAAATGAATCTTACACAAGAACAAATTGAAATTATCGAAAGCAATATTTGTATAAATTGTGGAAATATCACAAATGAAAATTTGAGAAAATGGTTTAAGGACAGATGGGTAAACATCGGTAAGAAGAAAAAAGGAGGAGGACATCCTCCCTGTGGAACAAGTGGTAAGAAGAGGGGATACGCTAAATGTGTTCCAGCTTCAAAAGCCGCATCAATGACTAAAAAACAAAAAAAATCAGCTGTTCGTAGAAAAAGAGCAGCTCAAAACAAAGCTGGTAGAGGAGGCACTTCAGATTTAAGAGGTGGTGGAAAAAAACCTATCAGAGTAAAAACTAAAGCGGAGAACGTTATGAATTTAGAAGAGTTAGTAGGAAAACCTATTACAGAAGCTCAATTTGATGAAGCAGCAGGTAAGAAAGATGCTTGTTATCATAAGGTAAAAGCAAGATACGATGTATGGCCTTCAGCATATGCTTCAGGAGCTTTAGTTAAATGTCGTAAAGTCGGTGCTAAAAATTGGGGTAATAAATCTAAAAAAGAATATATGGACACTATGGCTAAAAAAAGAAAAAGAAAAGGTTTAGCTCCAGTTAAGGAATCTTTTAAGGTTTGGGACTTAGATGAAAAATGTTGGAAGGGATACGAGAAAAAAGGTATGAAAAAGATGTTCGGTAAGATGTATCCTAATTGTGTTAAAAAAGAAGGTATCCAAACTAATTTGTGGTTAGGTGAAAACGAAATCTATTGGGAAAACAATTTAGGTGAAAGTTGTGGCTACACATTTGAGTTTGAGGACCAACCTATGAATGAAGCTGAATATCAAGGTCGTAAAGTGAAGCTAGGTAAGATTATGCAGGGTGATACTAAAAAGTTTAAAGTATATGTGAAGAATCCTAAAGGTAATGTCGTTAAAGTAAACTTTGGTCAAGGAGGAGATGCTAAAGGTGGTACTATGAGAATACGAAAGTCTAATCCCGCAGCTCGTAAATCATTCAGAGCTAGACATAATTGTGATAATCCAGGACCAAGACATAAAGCGAGGTATTGGTCCTGTAGAAAGTGGTAATGGCATTTAAAGACATATTCAAAGACGAAAACGAGTTTAATGAAAAAACAATAATAGGTTTTATGTCATTTGCTGTTATGACTATGTATAGTATGACAGATTTAGTAACTGGATATTTCGGTATGGAATTACCCATAAACGATTTTGTTTATAATAGTTTTTTATATATTACACTTGGTTGTTTTGGAATAGCTGGTGTTGAAAAAGTAATGGGTGGTAAAGATGCCAAGTAAAGAAGCAAAACAACGTAAAAGAAAAAGAATGTTGAAAAACAAAGAATTAAGTAAAAAAGGTAGAACCGCTATACAATATAAAAAGTGGTTAGCTAAGGAAAGAGAAAAAGGTCCACAAACACCTGTTTATGGTAGAAGATAATGATTAGATTATCCATCAAGAATGGTGAACAATCTTTATCTAAGAGATGTGATACTTGTGGTTGTTTTGTTGAAAATGTTAATGTTGATGATATAATCACAAAACCTAAATGGGCTAATTCAGACACAATGACTTTCTATGATTCACAAGGTAATGAAATAACTAGAACTGAAGCTCCTAATTCTTCTTGTCAATGTAACGATTGTAATAATGATTAAATTAAAACAAATATACGAAAATAAAGATTCAAAAAATGGAGCCGGTATTGCCTATATTGTCGGTGATGAAATGTTATGTGTTCAAAATACTAATGGTCGTTGGGAGATACCCAAAGGTCATATTCAAGTTGATGAAACTCCTGAAGAAGGAGCACAAAGAGAATTTACTGAAGAGACTCAGATTATATTGAGTAAACCAATAGAGTTTTCTCATAAAGCTAAGAAAAAAAGTGGAGGTGATTTACACATCTTTACTTGTAAAGGTGATAAAAAAATTACAGCTCACATAGGCCACGAACATATAGATTGGGGTTACTACAAAGTAAATGATTTACCTCAACCTTTTGACGAAAGAGTTATCAAAGTTGTAGATAATCTCAATGAGTCCTTAATATTAGAACGTATTGATTTACTAGATACAGCAGAACAATTAGTAAAAGCTTACAAGTTAAAATCAAAAGTAAGATTTACAAGTGGTAAGGACTTAGCTGACTATGATTGGGTTCGTGATGTAATAAATCTCAGAAAGAGTTATCCCACCGTAAAAGCATTTTTGATAACGGTTTTACACGAAATCAAACATGCTCTTGATAGAAAAAAACTAGGTGTAAAACGATATGAAAAACTATACTCGATAGCAGGAGAGATGGCTATACAACGTGGAGGTCATTTTCACGATGATAATAAGTTTGAGGAACAAGCAGAACAATGGGGTAAACGTGAGTATTTAAAGTGGAAAAATAAATTCTAATTTGAAGTTTTAGTCCAATAGTTATTAACGGATGTTTTATATAATCCAAAGAAAAGAATAGTATAAATGAAACCACGTTCAGCTAAGAATAAAGGTAAAAGGTTACAAAATAAAGTCCGAGATTTAATTCTTGAGAAATTCCAACAACTAGAAGAAGATGATGTTCGTTCAACTACTATGGGAGATAGTGGTGAAGACGTTTTGCTTTCGCCGGCAGCTCGAAAGTTATTTCCCTTTAGTGTAGAGTGTAAAAATCAAGAAAAATTAAATATTTGGTCTGCTTTAGAACAAACGGAAAATAATTCGAATAATCACGTACCTTTGTTGATATTTAAAAGAAACAGAACTAAAACATATGCAGTTTTAGAATTTGATAAGTTATTGGAGTTACTTAGTGATTGAAGGTAATGTATTTACTGCTAATCAAATAAATCAACTTAAATATGTACCTCGTTTGACAAAGGATGGTTTTGGTAAAAGAAGATTAACAGATAAAATATTTTCAGTTATTACGGAATATTATAAGGATAATAAAGAAAAATTTGTTGATGAAGATGGTGGACTTGATAAAAATGGTATTATAAATGCTTGGGACGAGACCGAACCCGGTTCGTATATAGCTCCTCATAAAGATTTTACAATATGGTGTCTCGAAAATTTAAAAGTATTTCACGAAGATTGGTGTGGATTCGAATTATTTCCTTGTATGGGGTATGGTCCTAGAAAGTATGTAGAAGGGGCATTTCTTCAAGCTCACGCTGATAGACCATATACTCATATTATTAGTTCTATAATTAATATTGACCAAGACGTTGAGTCAGAATGGCCTCTTCAAATTTATGGTTATGATAACAAACTTCACAATGTTTTTTTAGAACCCGGAGATATTTTATATTATGAAGGAGCTAAACTTTTACATGGAAGAACACAACCTTTAAATGGTAAATACTTTATTAATCTTTTTTTACATTATAGACCAATTGAATGGTTCTTACCACAAGAAAATGTTAGAGGTTTTTTGAAACAAAAAAAGTTACACGAAGATAAAACAACAGAGTCAGATTGGATAGAGTTTTATGAAAAGAATACAAGTGAACGAATTTGTGGTAAAAAGTTTCCTGAAGTATGGTTAAATGATAGATGGAGTAATGAATATAATAATGAGTAAAGTTATAAATCTACTTAATAGAGTTTTAAATAATTCAGGTAAACATCTCAAAAAACAAAATGAGTATATGTATTGGAGTCCTTTTATTCAACATCATAAACCTAAATTACAAATCAACGTTCAGACAGGTAAGTGGCATTGTTGGGTAAGTAATCAAGGGGGACATAATCTATTTCAGTTGTTTAAAAAGATAGGAGCTAACAGACAACATTTTGAAGAGTTAAAAGAAATTACAGGAGATTTTTCATATTCTAGTAAAAAGAAAGATGATAAAGTAGAACAAAAGCTAGAATTACCTAAAGAGTTTTTACCTTTATGGAAAGGTTCTGATAATATAGTAAAACGACATGCACTATATTATCTTGAGAAAAGAGGAATAACTCAAGAAGATATATTAAAATATAACATAGGTTATTGTGATGAGGGACTATATTCCAACAGAATTATAATACCGTCTTATGATGAAAACGGTAACTTAAATTTTTTTGTAGGTAGAGATTTTTATAAAAGTCCTTTGAAATATAGAAATACTCCTACTACGAAAGATGTTGTTGGATTTGAGTTATTTATAAATTGGGATGAACCGATTATATTATGTGAGGGTGTATTTGATGCTATGGCTTTTCGTAGAAATGCTATCCCTTTGTTCGGTAAAACTATTATGAATAATCTACAAAAGAAAATAATCGACAATAGAGTAAAGACAATTTATTTAGCACTTGATAATGATGCTATAAAAGATGCAATTAAAATTTCAGATAACTTTATCAACAATGGTATTGACGTTCGTATGATGAAGTTCAAAGAAAAAGACCCTAGTGAAATAGGTTTTAAAAACTTAATAAATTTAATCAATAATACAAATCAAACAAAATTTTCTGATTTAATGAAAATGAAGTTAAAAGGATTCTGATGATAAAACCAGAAGTTGTAAAAGTCCCATTTCGTAAATTAAAACATATACACCACATATCAGATATACAAATTCGTAATCTTAAAAGACATACAGAGTATGAGGAAGTATTCGAACGTACTTATGAAGCTGTACGAAAAAATAAAGATAATGCTGTTGCTTATATAGGAGGTGATATTGCTCACTCAAAGACTGATATGTCTCCTGAACTTGTTGACCAGTTATCAAGATTATTTAAAAACTTATCAGATATTGTTCCCACAATAATCATCGCAGGTAATCACGATTGTAATCTAAATAATCGTTCACGTCTCGATGTATTGACTCCTATCGTTGAAAACTTAAATCACCCGAACCTTCATTATCTAAAAGACACTGGAGTATATAAATGTGCTGACGTGTCATTCGTAGTATGGGATTGTTGGACTGATGAAAAAGATTTTATCACGTCAGACCAAGTAGAGGGTGATACCAAGATTGTATTATTTCACGGAACGGTAGATAGAGCAGAAACAGACTTAGGGTTCAAGTTACCATCCGACGTTCACATATCTAAGTTTAAAGGTTATGATATGGGTCTGTTAGGTGATATTCACAAAAGACAACACTTGAATAAAGAAGAAACTATTTCTTACTGCGGTTCACTTGTACAACAGAATCACGGTGAAGGTTTATCACACGGTTACTTGTTATGGAATGTTCCTAAACGTAAATCAGAATACATTGAGATACCTAATGATTATGGTTATTATACTTTAGATATTGATAAAGGCGTAGTTCCTATTATAGATGATATGCCTAAAAAAGCTCGTCTTAGAGTAAGAGTTGCTAATACTTCAGCTACAGAATTGAAAAAAGCATTAGCTGTAATACACGATAAATATGGTGTTCAAGAGATGTCAGTTACAAGAACTGATACGATTTATAGTAATGAACGAGTTAGAAACAAATCTATATCAGTAGGTGATATTAGTAGTTCAGACGTGCAATTTGATTTAATACGAGATTATCTAAATGATAACCATATTGTAAGTGAAGAAGTTTTACTCAAAATAAAAAATATAAATGAATCACTAAATCAAGTTATACCTGAAGAAGAAATATATCGTAATGTTAACTGGGAACTTAAAACTTTTGAGTTCTCTAATATGTTTAGTTATGGTGAAGATAACAAAGTAAACTTTACAAAACTAAATGGTATTGTGGGTATGTTTGCTCCTAATGCCTGTGGTAAATCGTCATTGTTAGATGCTTTATCATTTTGTTTATTCGATACGTGTAGTAGAGCTTTTAAAGCAGAAAATGTATTAAATAATAAGAAAAAAGATTTTTTCTGTAAACTCAACTTCACAATAGACGGACAGGATTATTTTGTTGAACGTGTAGCTAAAAAACAAAGAAAAGGTAATGTCAAAGTTGATGTAGATTTTTATACATTTGACGATGTGGGTGATAAAGTATCAATGAATGGTGACCAACGTAGAAGTACGGACGCTAACATACGAAAAGTAATTGGTTCTTATGATGATTTTATTTTGACAGCCCTATCTTCACAAAACAACAACTCTGTCTTTATAGAAAAAACACAAAAAGAAAAAAAGATGCTATTAGCTCAGTTTATGGGATTAGAGGTATTCGATAAGTTGTGGCAAACTGCTTCTGAAGAAATCAAGGATGTAGCAGCAGTCCTTAAAAACTTTAAACAAAATGATTGGGAAAATGATTTAGCTGAAATCAAAGATAAGAAATTAAAATACAAAGATGAACAGAAAGAATTAGAAAGTACTAAAGATGAATTACAATCTAAGAAGAAATGGCATGAAAAGGCTATAAGAACTCTGACTAAAAAATTAAGACCAACAGACCCGTCAATCGAGAATTTAGATAATTTAAAAGAGAATAAAGAAATCTTAACTAAAACATTATCTGGTATTGATAATCAACTTGGTGAAAGTAAAATCAAGGTCGAGAAAGCTCAAACATTGAGTGAACAACTAAGAACAAAAGTAGACTATCATACAGAACAAAAGACTGAAGAAAACTTCACTAAGATACAAACATTGGAAGGTGAAAAAAGAGAAGCTGAGTTTGATTTAGATAAATTAAAAATAGAAGTAAAAACTAAATTAGAAAAAATAGATAAACTTGGGCATCTTGAATATGATGAAAATTGTGAATATTGTATGAAGAATCCATTTACACTTGATGCTATAGAAACACAAAAATCAGTCGATGAGGATAAAGAAAAAGTAAAACAAAGTTTGGTCAAACTTGATGATATTATTAATAGTATTGAGTCATTAAAACACACCAGGGAACGGAAGATAGATTTAGATGAAGCAATCTCAAGATTACAACAAGTAGAAGTCTTAGTAAATGAAACTAATAGTACTGAGATTATACTTCAAGAAAAAAGAAAAAATGTTTTACACCAGATAACAGCTACTGAGGAAAAAATATTAAAATATTATGAACAAGAAAAAGATATTACTTACAATCAACAAGTCGAAACTGAAATCTCAAAAACAGAAATTGATTTGGAAGATATAAATAATGAACTCGATATTTTGACAAATCAAATCAATAATGTATTTGGTGAGATAAAGGTTGTAGATACAAATAGAAGAACAATTCTCAACAATATTAAAAAAGTAGAAGAGTTAGAGGATAGATATGAAGCATATCAATATTATCTTGATGCTGTAAAACGTGATGGTGTTCCTTACGACTTGATTACTAAAGCTCTACCAACTATCGAGGGTGAAGTAAATAACATATTAGCTCAATTAGTTGATTTTCAAATGTTATTTGAGATGGACGGAAAAAATATTAATAATTACATTGTGTATGATGACGACAATGTATGGCCATTAGAATTATCGAGTGGTATGGAACGATTCATATCATCATTAGCTATTAGAGTTGGATTGATAAATGTTTCTAATTTACCTCGTAGTAATTTTTTAGCTATTGACGAGGGTTGGGGAACAATGGATAGTGATAATCTAAACTCAGTATATCAGTTATTTCAATATCTCAAAACACAATTTCAGTTTACGTTGATTGTGTCCCATATAGAATCTATGAGAGATGCTGTTGATACTTTATTGGAAGTGAAGAAAGAAAAGGGATATAGTAATATTATGTTTGATTAGAATATAATATTCTTTTTGTACATTTATCTTTTATCATTTCCTCTATCAAAGCATACATTTTATAACCGTGAGTTTTCGAATATTCTTTTAACATATCACGATATTCTTGACGAATTTTTATATTTACGAATTTGTCTTCCATAATGATAAATATAAAAATACACACTTTTTAACTACTTTTTACCTACTTATCTTACCAAAATTTATCTCCTAAATATTTATTATTATATCAATTCGGAGATTAATTAATGGGATTCATAGCCCGTCGTTTAATAAAACAAGATTTACAAAACGTACAAGTATTAGTAAATGATACAATCAATGAATATTTTAATGTAGTTGAGGTACCTACAACTTTTACTCAAGGTAGGTCAGCTTTTAAAATATTTGGTTCACGTTTATTGAAACCAGGTGTTCCTTTAAAAATGGAAATGTTGGACAAGGCAGGTAACACGGTATTCATATCACCAGTAGATTTAGTAGGAGAAGAACAAGCTCCCTTTTTACCCTATCGTTTTGTTACGGTCGAAGTTTACAGACCCCCCATCAATAAAGAAGGAATAGGTTCTTTAACTATACTTGGTGAAATTAACCCTGAAGCTGTTAACTTTAACATACCCTCTCAGTTTAGAAACACATATAACGTCAAGTATGAACAAAAAATCAATCTTGATTTATCAACTTCAGTAAATACACAACCTATCAGATTTTTTAAATCACCTTTTATACAAGCTTCTGAAATAGTTAAACCAAGAATTGTATTAACACCAGTTACACAATCAACACAACTTTTTACTTCAGGTTCAGCTACAACTTCACCTGAGTTGACAAATCAATCCTTTAATGTTACAACAGGTTCACAAGAAAAAGAAGATAATGTAACACCTTATAGACCTACACTAGATATAGAAAAATTTACGGAAAAATTTAAGTTCAAAACAGGTTTATATGGGGGAGCTCCTCCTATTATAAAACGAAGAGGTGCTCAAAGATTTTTTGCTTCAAAAGAGGAACCTCCACAAACAATCACGATTCCTCAAGCAAATCTCACTAGCAAAATGACAGGAGGTACATTAACTATACCTCCCCACACCACTACTATTAAAAAAACTGATGGGGAAGGTAGAACATTTAATGAAGAGGTTAGTGTACCTGAGTTTCAGGCTAAAGTAAAAGAAGTTATAAATGACACTCAACTTGTTCTTGATGAAGTACCAACTTTTGATGACCCGGATAAAACTGACCACAAAATAGTTGATGACTTTACGGATGTACCATTGACAATGTCTTTTGATGATGTTGATAGAACAATAATATCTTCTAGTGTACATCAAGATTCTTTTTTAAATTTAACAATTAAAAATCTAAGAACATTCTCTGGTGATGTTTATAGAGTTAAAGTTCACGGTAAAATGCAATCACAAAACTCGGGATTCGCTGTTTTAGCTGACACCGTAATTGAATCACCTGAGTTACTTAGAGATGATACCTCTATATCAGGATTTTTAAGAACAGGTTATTTCTTAGACCAAAATCATATTAATACTTATTGGACTGCTTCTTCTTTTGATAGTAACGTGAAAACTGCTAATGTAGCTATGACACATACTGGAAGTCAATATATTGATTCATTACATTTAAGTGGTTCGACATCCGGAGTTAATCAATCGATAGTTGCTGAAACTCATCCTGATTATCCTTTTATTTTAGAAAAAGACATTATATATACTTTATCAGCTAAAATAAAAGGACAAAATACACCAAAGTTTAATGATAGTGATGAAACACGAAATACAGGTAAGTTGTATTTTCATCTATCAGGTTCCAACCTGAATGGTTCTAAAAAGTTAAACACAAATACATATTTAGGAGCAGAGTTAACAGACAACGAAAGTGGTAATGTTGTATCACTAGAGTTAGACGACACTATAAATGGAATACAAGACTTCAATAGAGTCGAACATAGTTTTCAACCTTTATTTAATTTAGATGTATTAAGAAATATTGATACGACTTTACAAATCAGAGCTACTTCAGGTGAATGGCACATAAGTGATTTATCATTGAGACCGGCACAAGACACTGGTTTCTCACCTGATGAATATAATATAATTGTTCCTCTACCACGAACTCAGAGACCTGATAAGTTAGATTTATTTATTGAGTATTTTGATATCAATAGTAATACGGTCGAAACAATAACTACAGCTGAAAATGTTGATATAAGTGGTTCAGCTTTCGTAATTGATGGCCTCGATAACTTATTGACTGGTTCATTATTTATGGGTAATGTTGAGGGTTCGGGTATAGAGATGGCAGGTGTGAACTCTGCTTTTGTACGTTCAGTAGGGTATCAAGGTTTTCAAAGTGCTTCTGCGGCTGTAGGAGGAGGTTTTCTACTTTTCAGTGGTTCAGTCTTACCTGATGCTCCTGATGATTACAAAGGAGCTGGTTTAGAAATTCACGATGGTAATACTGGAGCAGATGAAAGTTATTTGAGATTTAGAACTAATCCATCTATACTAGATATTAAAACAAAAACATTCTTTTTAGGTAGTGAGACAGCCGGTAACTTTATCAGTGGTTCAAATGGACTTATTGAAATCACTTCAAGTAATTTTCATCTACAACCTGATGGTGATGTTGTACTACAAGGTACTATTACGGCTGAAGCTGGAGGCACGATTGGAGGATTCACTATAAATGCTAATGATTTGACTGCTGGTACAGGTGCTAGTACAATAAAATTAGCATCAGGTACAGGAATACATTTAGGTGATGCTAGTTTAGCATCAGCACCATTTAGTGTTACAAACGCAGGTGTGTTGAAAGCCGAGTCTGGTACAATCGGAGGTTGGACGTTAGGAGCAACAAGTTTTACTGGTGGTGAGATGACTATAACGAGTACAGGTACTATTGAATCGAATCAATTTGCAACGAATGTAGCAGGTAGTGGATTTAGATTGACAGCAGATGATGGAGGATTCTTAGAAGTTGAGAACGCTAGAATAAGAGGTACATTAAAAACTGCTGTATTTGAAAAAGAAACCGTCAATGCTGTCGGAGGTCAGTTGTATGTAGCTAACTCAACCGTATTGACAGGTTCAGCAGTAGCTCCTGGAGGTATACATACTGCCGCTCAAACAACAATGTCAGTCGAGAATGTTTCTGGTTTCGTAGCTGACGAAATATTATCAATCAAGAAAGTAAGTTCAACAGGATTCGGTACCGAGTATGTGAAGGTTGTAAGTGCTTCAAGAAACGAACCAAGTAGTGAGACAGACCTCTCAGGTCTTTTATTCGTAGAAAGAGGTTTCGGAAGTGGTGTAAGTGGAGATAGTGGTTCTCTTGGAGATACTCCATCAAGTGCACAAACTTATAGTGGTTCTCAAGTAATCGTATCAACAGGTAAACCTCCTAATACTGGATATATCAGATTAAATGCTAATCCTAATGATTTTACTACTCCTTATATGGATGTTGTCGAGAGAACTGGTAGTGGAATATATGATGTAGACTTAAAAGTAAGACTAGGTGATTTAAGTGGATTGAGTTCAGCAAGATTATCAGAAGTATCTGCTCCAGGTGACCCTGGTTTCGGACTCTATACTGATAATGTATTTTTGAAAGGTTCAATAACAGCTACTACAGGTTCTATTGGTGGTATCAATATGCAATCTAACAAAATATTCACTGGTACAGGTGAATTTAGTAGCAGTGGTACAGGTTTTTATGCTGACTCTTCAGGGAGATTCAGTTTATCAAACAAAGTAAGTTATGATAACACGACAAGTACGTTTGATATGAATCCCGACAAGTTTATATTAGAGTCTGGAAAATTAGATATAAGTTCAGTTGATGAGACAGCACGTTTCGGAGATGCTGATGATTTTAGCAATATAGGTTCTAGCACAGACAAAGGAATTTTAATAGGTAAAGATGGTAGTGATTACGAGTTTTTCGTAGGAAATAAGAGTGGAGGACATATACATTGGGACGGTTCCACATTAGTTGTTTCTGGTTCGATAGCTCTAAATGATGGTACGGTCGTTCTCACAAGTAATCAGATAACAGGTTCAGATGGAGCAGCAGGTACAAGTGGTACTTCAGGAACTGCTGGAACCTCAGGAACAGCTGGTTCACAAGGAGCACAAGGAGGTACAGGAGCACAAGGAGGTACTGGCGGAACTGGTGGTACAGGAGGTGCTGGCGCTGATAATCAAGACTTTGATTTCTTAGGAGCAAATAATGCAGCTGCAGTAAGTAAAATAGGAGAAGGTAATAGTGGATTATTTATGAATCCAGTTTCAATGGGATTTGTATCAATCTCACCTGCTCCTGGTTCAGCCACTTGGACAGCTTATATGGATAGTTCAGGTAACTTTTTCTTAGGTGATTCCACTTCAAACACAGCTGGTTATATGTCTTGGAATCAAAGTAATGCTGCTTTAGCAGTTCAAGGAACACTTAATGCAAGAGCAGGTAATTTTACATCAACCGTTACTATTGGAAAAGGTTCAACTGCAGGTACTTTAACCGTAGGTACAAATGGTTCGAACACCATCACTATTGCAGGTACAAATAGTGCCTCAACAACAAAAGTAGCAGCATCAAATGGAGCTTTTGAATTATTGGCTGATGGTAACGCAAGTTTTGCTGACGGAAATATTACTTTTGCTGCAGATGGTGATATCACTTCAAGAACCTTTTTAATCGAGAGAACTAGATTATTTGGTTCAGGTTCAGATGGTGATATTTTACATTATGCTAATGCAGTTACAGCTCCCTCTTTGACAAGTAATACTGGTTTTTCTCAAGGACCATGGTCTAATTCAAGAGGTCAAGTCGTACTTACACGAACAAGTGCTGGTAATTGGCGAATGGACAATGATATTTATGCTCAAAATTACAACTTTCCTTCAGGTTATACATCAACCCTAGATACAAACGGATATAGATTATTCGTGATGGATACCTTAACAACACAATCAACTACCACAATTCACAATGATGGAGCTGGTGGAAGCGCTGGCGGTGATACAGCTAATACTGCTGGAACAGGGGGTGCTGGAGGAGCTGCTGGTGGCGGAGGTAATCTGTCAAGTGGACAAGCAGGAAGTCCGGGAGGCGCAGGAGGGAACAGAGCAGACCCAGATGCTGTCTCGGGAGCAGGAGGTGGCGGAGGCGGAGGCACAGGAGGCTTCGTTTTTATAGCTGCTAGAAATATAAGTAACTCAGGCACAATACGGTCGCATGGAGGCGTCGGAGGTGCCGGAGGAAGTAGTAGTGAATAATATGAAAGGACAATAATATGGGAGATTCTGGACCAGGGGGTGGAACTGGAGGTGGCGGAGGTTCAACCGTAGCCGCAACCGATATCGATACGATGGACCCACATTTACTTTTAGCTATGAGAGATTTTATGGGTTCAGCCTCAACAGCTGCTAGATTAGCTGTATCAGGTGGAGCTGGTGGCGGTGGCGGAGGAGGTGGTTCAAGCACCTCAGGAGAAGGTGATGCTACAGAAGGTGATAATGGAACAGCCGGAGTAGCAGGTTCACGATGTGTTGTTACAAGTGGTGGAGCAATCGGAGGTAGTGGCGGACCTGGAGTAGCTAATGCACCAGCCGGTTCAGGAAATGCAGGCGGCGGTGGCGGCGGAGCAGGCGGAAATGGAGGAGCTGTCATAATCATCACAGCAGATGCAAGTATTGGAACCGTTACGGCTTCGGGAGGTTCTGGGGGTTCAGGAGGTTCAGGAACCGGACCTAATGGAGATGCAGGACAAAGTGGAAATGCTGGTAAAGTATTACATCTTTTAGTATAGTAGATATTTATATATGAATCTATACAAAATTTTTCAATTTATAATAAAGTTACTAGGGAGTAAACCTATGAAAACAGATAAAACTCTAACCACGTTCGATGAGATAATACAAATCACATTAGACCACGAGGGAGGTTACGTTCACGACCCAAAAGATTTAGGTGGTGAGACAAACTTCGGTATAGCTAAACGATTCTATCCTGATGTCGATATAAAAAACCTTACTGAAGAGGGAGCTAAAGAAATCTACAAAAAAGACTATTGGGATAAAAACAAAGTAGATGATTTACCTGATGATTTAAAACATATCTTTTTTGATATGTGTGTTAATCAAGGCAGAGGAACCGCTGTAAAAATACTACAAAGAGCTATAAATGCTAAAGGTGGTGATTTAGTTGTTGATGGAGGATTCGGTCCAGGTACAAAAGCAGCTTTAGACAAATACACACCCGAATTAGATAGAGTTCGTTGTTACAGATTAAAACACTACTATGATTTAGTAAATAAGAAACCTGAACAAGAACGATTCATATTCGGTTGGTATAAAAGAGCACTTTCAGTCTAACAAGGAATCGTAATGAAAAAATTAACCGAATGGTTAGTTAAAGACTTAATCGAAGAAGATATTGAGATACCTGTAAATGTAGGTGATACTATATTGACGGGTAGATTCAAGAATAAAAAAACGATTGTTAAATCAATTGGTAAAGATGACCACGGTATGCCAACTATAAATGGTAAAAAAGTTGTAACATTTCGAACTATCAAAAAAGACGACACTAAAATAATCAATGCCAGAAGAAAAAAACAAGAGAATATTAGTGAGGGCGTAAATGACCCAGGTATATTTAAAGCTGTATTTCTTGCAGGTGGACCAGGTAGTGGTAAGACTTTTGTAGCAAAACAACTCTTCGGTATACCTGATAGATTAAATATTAGTATGACAGGTATGAAGATGGTAAACTCTGATAAAGAGTTAAAGTTTCTTTTAAATAAGTTCGGTTTCGGCACAGATTTAGATAAAATGCCTGATGATTTATTTAATCAACTCACAAATCCAAAAGATAAAGATTATAGTGGATTGAGAGATTATAGTAAAGAACTTACTGCTCAAAGAATGAAACAATATCAAGATGGTAAGTTGGGTATGATTATAGATGGTACAGGACACGACTATAATAAACTTGCTAAAATGAAAAAAGAACTTGAACAAGATGGTTATGATACATATATGGTTTTTGTAATAACTGATTTAGAAACAGCTCAAAAAAGAAATCAACAAAGAGATAGAATACTACCACCAGATTTAGTAAAAAAATCTTGGACTGATGTTATGTCAAATGGTAAAGCTTTTAAGGCATTATTTAAAGGTAATATTTCTTATGTGGATAATAGTAAAACTTTAAATTATATGCAAGCTATGAGAAAGTTTGAAACATTAATGAAAAAAGAAATCAGTAAATTTATTAAAAAACCAATAAAAAATAAAATTGCTAAGAGTTGGATTAAAAAACAACAAATATTAAAACGAAAAGGTCTTTCAGAAGCATTTGCAGTTAGAGGTAATAAAGTAGAGAAGTTTATAACTGGTAAAAATCTTACACATAAGGGTAGAAAGTATAAAGAGATAGAATTTGAAACTATTAAAGTAGATAACCCTAAAAAATTAGTTACACTCAGAATACTATCACCTAAAAAATTATTTGGTCAAGAAGTACCTGTAAAGTTTCAAACACTTAGAAGAGGCCCGTTTCTTAAAACTGATACAAGTAAAACAGAAGCAGCTAGAGTACCTAGAAAAAAAGGTCAACATAGAGGTTCTAAATCACATTCAGATTTAT